ACATCCCCCGCGCGGGGGAATTCCAGCCTGAAGTTTCCCATGACTTTCATTTTTGTTTTTCTGCAAATCGGCTATGGACCGACGCCAGCGGGTTTACCCCCCGCGTTGTGAAGAAAAAATACCATGGAACCGCTTAATTCACCAGCGGATAAACTGTTTTTAATTCAACGCGCGGCGCGATGCTGGCACGCTTTAAGCTTGCGCATAGTTGGCATGAAACTAGCTTGCGCATAGTTGGCATACAACTCGTATACCAAATTGCAAGGGGTATTATTTGAAATTATTCTAATGAATATCATTAGAAAAACTCATACTGGGTTATATGTAGATAGCCTTTTTAAATGAAATCAAAATTAAATTACCTTTCCTTATCATCACAAAAACCTTCAGGTCAAAAATCCGAACGGGTCATTTTAACCAAAACAAAAAAGGTAAAAAATCCTTCTTCGCTTACTATTAAAAATCAATTTCAATATGGGAAAGCCCATTCATCTATAAACCTTCAGGTCAAAAAATACCCGAAGACATTTTCGTGAAAAGTAAATCTGCGGTTATTTAGAAGTACAGCCCCGTCTGTGGCGTATTCAATTGGGTGAATTTTAAATTTGCTTCGGTTTGAAGTTTCACCTGGGTATTCGCATCATACGTGGACCAATATCCACTCGCTTCTGTTTTAAAATTGGCCAGATCACCCGTGGTCGTGGCTAGCTGATGAAGTCTTGATGCAAAATCAATTATTGTTCCTGTTATGTACATATATTTTAAATTACACGAATTGAGTGTAATATGGTTTGTAGTTCTTTGCTATGAAACCTAAAAAAGATACGTCTGAGCGTATCCAACAACGGGATAAAATTAAGAATACGTTCGATCTTAAACCATTAGCATGGACTGATCGCCAAAAAGAGTTCCTCAAACTCGCTTTGGATAAATCAACCAGAATTATATTTGTCAACGGCCCTGCTGGCAGTACCAAAACTATCATGGCAGTCTTTGCCGCATTGGAATTGCTTAACCAGCGTCGGGTTTCCGATATAATTTATCTTCGGTCGGCTGTTGAAAGCTCTTCTGAGAGTTTGGGATTTCTTCCAGGTTCAGTTGACGAAAAAATGATGAACTATGGCTATCCTCTCATGGAAAAGCTGGAAGAGCTGCTCACCAAACCTGAAATCAAAGCATTGTTGGCTGATGAACGAGTGCATCTTCGTCCATTGAATTATATTCGTGGACAAAGTTGGAACGCCCGAGTGGCGATCGCCGACGAATGTTTGACTGGAGACAGTCAAATTGTTCTGGAAAATGGCACCAAAACTATTTCAAATTTAAAAAAAGATCATAATTTGGGAAAACAATTGCCCTTGGTTAAAACTTTTAACGAAACCACAAGACAATTTGAATTTAAAAAAATCAAAAATATCATTTGCAATGGGCGACGGGAAACTGTCATTATTAGAGCGGGGAATCGAAAGATTCAATGCACTGATAATCATAAATTTTTAACCAGCAAAGGATGGGTTGAGGCGCGAAACCTTCAAAAAGGAGACATTTTACTGGCCAATGATGAACATCGTCATCAGGTTTTAAATGCCCTTAACGACGATCAAAAACAAGTTTTTCTTGGCAGCTTTTTGGGGGATGGAGGCGTTAGCAATCATGGGATTAATCGAAACCGATTAAGAATTATCCATGGAATCAAACAACAGGAATATTGCCAGTGGAAAGCCAGCATGTTTGGTTCTTCCACTTCCATTATTGAGAAAAATGGTTACAGTCAAAAACCAGCCATAAAATTCGCCACTAAGTGTTTTGCATTTGACCAAAAAGATTTCGCTCATCATAAAAAGTCTCATTGTCCGCAATGGGTTTTGGATGAATTGGACTGGCGGGGCATAGGAATATGGTTTATGGATGACGGAAGTATTTTCGCTGGAAAAAACGGGGCAAAAATCTATACTTGTTCTTTTTCGGAGGAATCTCAACAAAAATTTGTGGAAAAATTTGAAAATCTTGGAATAAAATGCAAATATCATCTTGATCTGTATCCAAAAAGAGGAAAGGCATGTTTTAGTCTGGTTTTTGACAAGGAAAATACAATAAAACTATTGGATAAAATCTCCCCATATATTCATGAATCCATGGATTATAAAAACATAAATTCACATACAAAGTACAAATGGAATAATATTTTTTTACCCTATAATCATGTTATTTTTGACTCTATTAGTCCAGCCTCCGTTGAAAATGTATTTGACTTGGAAGTGGAGGATAATCATAATTTTATTATTGCTTCAAAAACAAGGGGAATGTTAAAAAATAATTCAGGAGTTATTGTCCACAATTGCCAGAACATGACCAAGGATGAAATCTTCACCATCATGACTCGCGTTGGTAAGTTCAGCAAGCTGTTTATTTTGGCCGACCCAAGACAATCAGACCTAAAAGACTCAAAGAAGCGCGGGGGGTTTACCAAGTTGGCCAAACATTTCACTCAAGAGAAAGGTCGGGCGGGCGGGATTCACTACTTTGAGTTCACCAGGGCCGACATTATGCGCGATGATTTAACTAAACTGCTTGTGGAACTGATGGAAGATTTGGATGCGCAGGAGAAGTAAGGTTGAAAACTTTCTTCATGAGGTCCATTGGCTTGTATATTTGAGGTTTGCCATTTTTGACATAAAGAACGTGCTGGATGCGTTGCTCGTGATAACGCTTACACCATTCGGCGCAGTCCTTCAATTTTCGGAACACCACGAAGTCAATGCTTACGCCATTATAATTGGCATGGGGCGGCTTGAACTTTGATTGGGCCAGGGCCGTTACTGGGTCATTTTCGTCGGCGACATAAATTTTATTGAATAGGATGCAGATATTATCATCTTTGTAGGTTAAACCTTGATATTGGGCCGCCAATACTTTCAAATGTTCCATGCGTTCATTTAGAGTATGTTTGTGGATGACAAATGGGCTATTTGGGTGAAATTCCAATAGTAACTTCTGGCCCTGTAAAAAGAACTCGACCCTTTCCTCGTTTGTGAGTGTCTGAAATGCGCGTACTTCTGGCTGATTCATATAATTATTTTAAGAAAGATTTAGTATTTCTTATAACATTAATAGATATGAGTCAACAATTGTTTTGTCATAACTGTGGAAAACCATACGCCCTTGGGAATAATTTCTGCCAGAAGTGCGGTACTAATCTCACTTCGCTGGCATCGCGTCCCGCTTCCGAAATCCAACCTGTCGCTCTGAATAGACGGGGTAATCGCTATGAAGAACCAGATGAAGATGATGAACCAGAGGGTCATTTTGTAATAACCCAAACGGCCTTGGCAGTTGAGATTGTGAAAGATCGCCCGCTGGGAGAAGAATTTTCCAGTGTGCTTCAACAGGGTGCCCTTGGTATGAGAGAGGACGGGCGTAAGTTTGGCATTTATAATGGTGCGGAAGACCCGAAGAGTATTTTATCAGATTTCAAGAATGAGGCGGGCAAAACTCCCAAGATCGAAATCGAGTAATACATGAAAGCCACATTTGAAGAAAGTATCAAGATCATTGATGAAGAAATTGCCAAGCGAAAACACAAATGGAACTTGACTTCTTTAACTTGGATGGACTATGACGATGTATCTCAGATCATTAGAATTCACATTTACAACAAATGGGCGCAATATGATGAAAGCAAACCCCTGGCCCCCTGGCTTAACATCATCATTACCAATCAGATTAGAAATCTCATTCGCAACCATTATTCAAATTTTGCCCGTCCGTGTCTCAAGTGCGGGGCTGCCAAAGACATGACGGGCTGCGTTATTTATGGGACGCAGTGCGTCGCTTGTCCATTGTATGCTCATTGGGTGAAACGGAAAATGCCCGCCACCCAAATCAAAATACCCGTCTCCATTGAAAATCATCAAAATGAAGTCAGGAGTATTTTTGATGATTCCACTGATGTATCCAGACATGCCGATAAATTGCATGATCGCATGAAGGAGATTTTAAAGCCAACCGAGTGGCGGGTCTATGAGGGATTATTCATTTTAAATCTGGATGAGGATGAAGTTGCAAAGCGTCTGGGTTACAGTTCCAATGAGAAGGATAGAAAGCCGCGCTATAAACAGATTCGTAACATACGTAAAATCATCATGGTTAAAGTAAAAAAATGCCTGGCGAACGGCGATATTGATATTATATGACTGACCTGACGTTAACTCCCGCCCAGGAACAACAAGTGGTTGATCTCTGGAATGCCAATCCTGAAACTCCACCCGCTTTGAAGGATTTGACTATTTCCGTGTTTGGTGATGGCCATGATGGCCGTACTAATGAGGCGAAGGCAATCAAAAAGTTTCTTTCGAGCCGAAATCTCAAAGCTCAAACCACTTCTGAGTATCAACGTGTTTCCGATCTGATTGAGCTTAGTGATGAGCAGAAACTTTACATTGCCAATAATGTTCAGTCAATGAATAGTGCTCAAATTTCCCGTGTTCTATTTAATAACCCAAATCTCAGTAATCTGGCCGCCGAGGCCCTGGCCGTCAATAAATACATTAAAACTTTGAATATTCGCGTGCGTCATGCCGAGGATATGGACATCCCCGATGGCAAGTATTTTCCACCCAAAACACCAGAGGCGGTTTTGCGGGTGGTCAATCGTTACATTAATCCGCCCATGGAACAGGATAAACTGACGGCGGCTTGGAAAAAGAATCTTGACACGTTGATTGGTTACATGCACACCTATCGTTATACTGCTCAGATGAACAATTATGAATCGGTGAGCGACCGTTCCCTGTGTGAGGACGCATTTGTCCGCGCCACCTATGACAAGCCTGATTTGGCGCAAACCGAAGTTGACCAATACATCGAATATGCCAATCAAGTTGTTGAGGGTTTCAAAATTCAACGACGAAAAGAAATACTCCAGCACCAGCAGGAAGAAATGGCTGATGCCAGTGACCCCGATAGCCGAAAATACTGCATGGGTCTGGTTGAAGCCATTGGCAAGGCCAGTACTGAATTCAATTTGTGCAAAAAGCGCGAACAAGACCTGCTTGATACTTTGTCAGTGTCTCGTAGCGAGCGCATTTCCAAACAACGCGAGGGGGCCTCAAGTATTTTGGATTTGGTTAATCACTGGAAGACTGAAGAGGGCCGCAAGGAATGGTTGAAACATGCCGAGAAAGAACAGGAGGCCATGAAGACCGAAGTGGCCCGCTTAAGTTCATTGCCCGATTTTAAGGCCCGCATATTGGGTTTAAGCAAGGAGGGTATTATCAATGGCTAATGTCCAATGTCGAGCCTGTTTTAAGGAATTTGGTTCAGATTCCTCTTTGCATCGTCACTTAAAAGCCCATAAGATGACGCAGGCTTATTATTATCAAAAATACGAACCTCGTTACGATAAGTTTGATGGCAAGATTATTTTATTTAAAAACAGGGATTATTATTTTTCAAATGATTTTAATTCAAAACAAAATCTTAATAAATGGTTAAATCGGGTCTCTCGGGACGAGGCGAAAGATTACATTCGTGGTTATCTTTCGCAGAGAAAGTTGCAAAAAAATCTAAAATACGCCCTTTGTCAGGTTGAATTGCGTTCTTTGATGTTGCCTGGCATGGTTTACTTGAATAAACTTTTTGGAAATTATTATAAGGAATGTCAGGCCCTGGGATTAAGTGCGCGTTTTGTCGGCGGTAAACTCAGTGACACTCCCAGGAGTTTTTTGCCTCATCACGGGATTTACTGTGACAGCCGAGAACAACAACCTTTGAAATTTAACATTAAGTCTATATTGCAAGGATTGACCTTCGGGGATTATCGCCTGAACGATGACGAATTTACTCAAAATTGTTGTATTGAACGCAAGGCTTTGACTGATTTATTTGGCACATTATCAACAGGTTATGAACGTTTTTGCCGAGAAATTGAGCGTGCCCAGGCCGCTGGATTTTACCTGGTGGTCGTGGTCGAAAGTTCCATGCAATCTATCAATGATCATATCAAGATGCTCAGAAGTAAATTTGTCTATATTTCTCCTGAATATGTCTTCCATAATCTTAGAGCCATCTGTCAGAACTACGATAACGTTCAATTTCTCTTTGTGAACGACCGAGCAGAAGCCGTTGAAGCTATTGAGCGCATCTTTCAATCCAATGGAGAGTTCAAGAGGGTTGATTTGCAATTCTGTTATGATACGGGAAAATTAATTTAGAGATTGTGGTAAATAAAAATAAAATATATCATGCAGGAGATTTGGAAAAATATTAAAGGCTACGAAGGACATTATCAAGTATCAAATACTGGCAAAGTTAAATCTTTGGAACGTACTGAGATTTGTGGCGGTCGCGCCAAACAAAGAATTAGACGAGAAAGAATTTTAAAACCTGGGAAAGATTCAGATGGTTATTTAAAAGTAATTTTATGTTTACATGGAAAACCCAATGGTAAAACAGTTCATAGACTCGTTTTAGAGACATTTTTTCCTGAAACTCAACCATCTATTAATCATAAAGATGGAAATAAAGCGAATAATAACATCAATAATTTAGAATGGTGTTCAGTTTCTTATAATGTAATTCATGCTTATGATAATGGTTTACACCCAATCGGCGAACAACATTATAAGGCAAAACTAAAAAATGAAGATGTGACAATTATTAAAAATTTACTTTTTGATGGTTCTCGTCATTCAACAATTGCCAGAAAATTTAATGTGAGTATTTCTACCATTCAAGATATTTTAAAAGGAAGGAGTTGGAAACGTCATGTGGCACAGTCCTACGAAGTATAGTAAAGAAGTCCTAGATTTCAACATTGAGGCCAAGGCTCTCAAGGGGGAATTGGACGACATACAAGCCAAGATTACCCTGGCCAAGTTCCTTTATCGCAACCTGGGTATTACCACCAATTTCTTGACGGGAATTGATCTTTACCCTGATCAAATTATCACTATTAAAGGAATGCTTCAAAGCAATTATACCTTGTGTGTTTGGGGGCGCGGCGTATCAAAATCGGTAAGTTATTCTAATACATGGGTTATTGATCAAGAAAAAGGTCTGCTACTTCTTAAAGACCTTTTCCCTAATTTAGACTTTTCAAAAGATCAAGAGGTTAATATTCCAACTAGAAAATTCTGGAACGGTTCTGGATGGCAGGCAACATCTAAACTATTTATTCAACCCAAAAAAGATTCTTTAAGAATTAAAACCAAACGAGGCTATAGTTTAGAGGGGGCCAAAACTCATATTATAAAAGTTTGGGATAAAACTCAATGCAAAGTGGTTTGGAAAAAATATCCAGAAATTACCAAAGACGATTATATTTGTATTAATAGAAATCGTCAGAATGAATGGGGAGAAGCAACCGATGCAAATGAATCTTATTTAATTGGTTTAATATTGGGAGACGGTTGTATTTCTTCCCACAACCCCTCAACAGAAATTACTACGGCAGATGAAGAAATATCTGATTTTTGTCTAAAATATGGGGCGAATATTCATCTTAAAAAAAATACAAGGGCATGGGATTTATATTTTCCCAAAGACATAATTGATAAATTTCTTGGAAAATATCAAGTAAAACGCGGACTTTCATATGATAAAATAATCCCTCAAACAATATTTTCTTCAAAACAAATGCTAAAGGCTTGTCTTCAAGGTTTGTTTGACACGGATGGATGCGTTACTTCGTCGCAGTTGACTGTGGAATATTGTTCCACCTCCATTGAAATGGCAAGACAGGTTCATTTCGCCCTTTTAACTTTTGGAATTGTTTCCCATTTAATGGAATATAAAATCCCATCACCATTTGGCCATGCATGGAAAGTTATCATTACTGGTCAAGATTGCCGAATATTTTCGGAACAAATTGGTTTTCGTCTCTCACGAAAACAGAATATTTTAAATCAGCATCTTTTAAATGGCAATTATAATACCAACATAGATGTTATCCCAGGTCTTAAAGAATACTGCCAACGAGAAATTAAGTCTAAGGCTCGTCTTCCAAAAATCTTATCTGATGAATGGCGTAACAAAATTCGCCGTAAAGACAATCAACTAAATCTAACTTATGATACTTTAGACTCTTATTTAGAGTTCTTCGTTCGGGCTGGTATCACAGGAGAACATATAGAAAATCTTAAATCTATTAAAAACGAACATTTCTTTTTTGATCAGGTAGAATCAATTGAAGATATTGGTGGTCGGGATTGTTTGGATTTTAATATTCCAGATGGAGAAATGTATTGGTCAAATGGTTTTATCTCTCATAATACCTGGACGGCGGCAGTCTATTGCATCTTGCAGATGATCTTCTTTCCCAAGTCGTCTATATTAATTGCTGGCCCCACCTTCCGTACAGCCCGTTTCATTTTTAACCATATTGAAAAGATTGTCAATCAACCTGAAGCTCAGATGTTGGCCGCCGCTTTTAATGTTGATTTTAAGGTACGTCGTAATGACGAGTTCCGTTGGAGTATCAATGGTGGGGAAATTGTGGCCATTCCCCTAAACGGCGAAAAGATTCGTGGTTTCCGCGCCAACGTACTTCTGATTGACGAGTTTCTTTTGATGTCTGAGGATTTGGTGGAAAAAGTCTTAATTCCTTATCTTGTATCACCCACTTCGGCTGAGGTTAAACGTCGTAAGCAAATTCGTGACAAGGAAAGTGACTTGATTCAGAGGGGAATCATCACCGAAACGGAACGCACCAAATTTACTGGCAATGCCAAACTAATAGCCCTGTCATCAGCCAGTTATACCTGTGAATATTTGTACAAAAAGTACGACGATTACGTAAAAAAAATTTACAGCCCCGACTTGCCTGACGAAGGGGCCAAGTACTTTGTATCACAGTTATCCTGGGATGCCATTCCAGAGGATCGTATGGATAAAAGTATCATTGAAATGGCCCAGACTAACGAGTCTAATATGGCCACTTTCAAACGAGAATACTGTGCCCAATTTTTGGACGGCTCCGACAGTTACTTTTCCATGCAAAAAATGATTGCATGTACTGTGCCAGATGGGGAAAAACCCACATTACTTGTGCGTGGTAAACGGGATAAAAAATACATTTTGGCCATTGACCCCGACTTTTCAAACTCACCAACGGGTGACGATTTTGCCATGTGCGTAGTGGAATTGGATGATAACGGCAAAGGGGGAACCGTGGCTCATACTTATGCCGAATCAGGAAAAGACTTGAAAGATCACATTCGTTATTTGCATTATATCCTGACCAACTTCGGCATTGATATGATTATTATTGACTATGCTGGTTATCAATTTATTGAAGCTGCCAATGAGAGTCAATTGTTCCGTGATGCCAATATGAATTTGAGTATTTTTGATTTTACTTCTGAGAAAGACGGGGAAGAATACAATGAAGAATTGCGCAAGGCCCGCAATTCATACAACAAGCAGATTGGACGCATAGTTTTCAATCAATACTTCACGAGCGACTTTATTCGCAAGGCCAACGAATGGTTGCAGGGATGTTTTGATTACAAACGTCTTTGGTTCGGCGGCAGTATCAAGGGATGTCCAGAAGTGTTTAATGAGATTGCTTCTTTGCCAATTGATTTCAAACAAGTTTTTGCAAACAAAGATTTGGACGATAAAAATGAAACCCCCATGGGTTATATGATTGATCGTCAGGAAATTTTATGCAAACAAACAAAATATCAGTGTGCCTCCATTGAAGTAAAGACTTCCCAGCGCGGAGTTCAGAGTTTTGATCTTCCCCTGGTGATGAAACGGGATAATACGGCAAGTAGAATGCGACGAGATAGTTATACCGCATGTATGTTGGCAGCTTGGTGTATGAAGTCATATAACGATATCATGGCCTTCCAACCCACGAGTTTAGAAACATTTGAACCCATGATGATTTGAAATGAGTGTAATACAAATATAGGTTTATGGACAGCAGCATACGCATCAGACAACTTAATCAGGCCGATCTATCTGGATTTATTGGGGGAGTCATTAATCCCATCCTTCAGAGCAACGGTATAGGGTTCAGTGGAAAGACTCTCTCTCCAACTGGGTCGGGGTCTTTTGCGCTTGGGTCTCCATTATTGCCTTTCAGCCAGGTTGCCACAAACAGTCTATTTCTTCCATCTGGCAGTGGTATTTTCTTTGGCCCAAATGTTTTTTTGACTTCAACCGTCAGTGGTAATACAGCATACCTTAACATCAATGGTTATCTCATTTCATCTACGGCCCAGGGATTATCAATTATCGGCCCACAGGGACCAGTGGGAGCAACAGGACCAGTGGGGGCAACGGGACGCAGCATTACAGGAGCATACGCCCTTAACGGCAATATGGTCCTGCAATACTCGGATGCCACGCAAAGCAATCCAATTTCACTTCCGTCAGGTGCCACGGGAGTAATGGGACCAACAGGAGCTTCACTATCCCGTTTTAATCAAAGCGGCAATTATGTTCAGCCCGTGTTTTCAAATGGAACGAGCGGAACATTCATTCTTTTAGCAAGCGGGGCGCAGGGACAACAGGGCGTGGCTGGGGGTATTTTTATTGATTGTAGTCAGATTACTGGCGTGATGGAGCATCAAATTGCCCCCGCCATTGACATTTATAACGTCAATCCCAGTACAAACATAAATCCTGATTTAAATTTCATCAAAGGCATGAGATATACCATTGGTCAAAGTGGTTTAAATCTCAGTACCGTCACTGTTTCTGGAACACCTTATAATACCAATTTCTTTATTGATGAATATGGTACGACTGGTTATCTTCGTTTTACTGTTTGGGGTATTGCTGTTCCAGATTCCACATATACGGGTCGGGTTGTCTATCCAGAAGTAAGTTTTAATCCAATAAACTATATTGATGATAGTTCTGTTTTGCAGAATATTGTTGAAGACCCATACAAACGTTCGATTTCATTCAATATCTCTTTGGGGGCCAGTTCGGCATACTATTATGGTTTTGCCCGATATAATCTTAATGGCCAACTTTTTGGGACTAACGGAGAACAAACCTATGGTGGTGTGGTTCTTGGTAATTTATATTGTGATTACTTTGGTCCAGTGGGTCCAGCAGGACCAGCAGGAACAATGGGTGTTCCTGGCCCACAAGGAGACATTGGACCAGCGGGTAACGGAGGAAACCCTGGGGTTGGCATCACAGGAGCCACTAGTAATGGGTCGCAAATGCAATTGTTTTACTCTGATGGTTCGACCAGTCCTTTATTGACATTACCAATGGGTGGTGCAGTGGGGCCAATGGGTCCTACGGGTCCGATGGGACTTACTGGACCACAAGGTCCAAATGGTGTGGCGGGTCAGGCTGGCGCGCCAGGTTTTGCAGATACATATGTATGTTATTTTGCCACTAATACCATTAATGCCACATCGGGTATTTCCCCATCACTAAACAAAATGTCTAATGGTAGCAGTACATGGACATATTGTACTGGAAATCAAATGTATTTTCAAGGTGGGGACGCCATTCAATTTCAACATAATGATCTCATTGGTAAGGCTTATTCTCCCTGGCAAAGTGTTATTATTGCGGATAATGACTATCCTGGTGCAAGATATTTTTATTCCTTTGTTGAATCTTTTAATGCAACCGCTGGAAGTATAAGTTTACTTGTACAAAACACTCCTTATGCTCCCGTGGGATTAAATGGTTCTTATATGTATTGGAATCAATTTAACAGTATTGCCATGAACTTGGGTGGTCTTGGTTCTCCTGGACCCGCTGGTCCCATTGGCCCACAAGGAATACAGGGTCCAGCCAGTAATCCAAACCCAATATTTACCATGAGTCCCTCTATCAATGTAAGCTCTCAAACCTCAAATACCGTAAATATTAATGGTAATACCTACAGTGCCTGGGTGCTTACTTTTAACAATTATGGCAATACGGTTAATTTTTTGTCTGCTGATTTTGCCGTTGGTGAAACAGTGCAACTCAATATAACTAACAATTCATCATATTCCAATACGGAATATCCTTTGATGGCTTGGACTATTGACGGAAATCCTGGAATTCATTTTCCCTATGGTGTGTCTGCGCCCGCACCAGAACCAAATACAACATCAATCTACACATTTGTAAGATACCCAAACGATCCTATCGACGATTCTCCACGAATTTATTGTACATATACTTTGAATTATTCATAATAGGTAGATTATGGCACGCAAAAAACTAACAATCGCCAAGGGTGATGATGGTCAAGGAAACTTGACAAATCTCAAACCAACTAAAAAAGTTGAAAAGATGGAATTAACCCAACCATACATGGAATCAATCGCCAGTGACTTTCAAGGCGACCAACATAACCATGACACACGCCGCAATGTGGCGGGTATCATCGAACGCACGAATCGCTTTGCCAACATTGACAATGGACTTGTGCCTTTTCGTTATTCAAGCTCGATTTATGGGGCCAACCGTTCTTCAATTGATGTTCGTGATGCCGTAGTTTTGTGTCAGAAGTGTTATTACAATTTTGCGTTGTTCCGAAATGTCATTGATTTGATGACGGAATTCTCGGTTGGACGTTTAATTTTGCGCGGGGGTAGTCAACAATCCAGGGATTTTTTCCATGCTTTATGGAGAAAAATTAACATGGAAGATTTTCAAGAAAGATGGTATCGGGAGTATTATCGCTCAGGAAACGTATTTACCTATCGTTTCGATGCGATCATCAAGCCTGCTGATGTTCAAAAGATCATCCAAGCCTTCGCCGCCGAAAATAATTATGACGCTGGACAACAAAAAGCAGCCAGTTACATTGCCGAGGACACTATTGTCATTAAACCCGACAAGTTGACCATTGAACCCTTTTCCATTCCCGCCCGTTATCTCATTTTGAACCCTGCCGATATTCAAATGATGTCAACCTTGAATTTTGCATATGGCATCTACTTCAAAATATTAACCGATTATGAAATAGCTCGTCTTCGTAATCCCGTCACTGAGGAAGACATCGCCGTCTTCAAAGACTTGCCAGATCAAGTTCAAAAACAGATCAAAACAGGTAGTCGGGTGGTTGCCATTCCATTGGACCCAACGAAGGTATCCATGGTCTTTTATAAAAAGCAAGACTATGAACCTTTCGCCGTACCAATGGGTTATCCCGTTTTGGAAGATATTGATGCAAAAGCAGAAATGAAGAAAATTGACATGGCCGTCGCACGAACCATGCAACAAATCATTCTTTTAGTGACCAGTGGTACTGAACCTGTAAAGGGCGGCGTTAATCAGAAGTATGTTGATTCTTTGCGTAAACTATTTGCCAATCAATCAGTCGGGCGCGTTCTTATTGCTGATTATACCACGAAGGCTGAATTCAAAGTTCCAGCAATTGCCGAATTGCTTGACCCAAAGAAATACGAAATTATCAATGATGATATTAACATTGGTTTGAACAACGTTTTTGCTGGTGGGGATAAATTTGCCAACCAACAACAGAAGGTTGAACTATTTATCGCCCGTTTGGAACGGGGCCGCCGATCTTTCATCAACAACTTTTTATTGCCAGAAATGCGTCGGATTGCCAAGTCATTGAATTTCAAAAACTATCCCGAAATTACCTACGAAGACATAAAACTCAAGGATGACTCAACCATGAACAGGATTTATGGTCGTTTGATTGAAGTCGGAGTGCTGACTCCCGAGCAAGGATTCAAGGCCCTCACCAATGGTATTCTTCCCGACCCCACACTGATGCAACAAGAGCAGGAAGATTATAAAACAGATCGGGATAATGGTTTATATGTGCCGCTGGTAGGCGGGGCTGGTGTGGGAGCGGGTTCAACGGATGACCCTGGAAGTCCAGGAGGGGCAACGGGTCCACAATCAGTGCCTAAAACTGTTGGCCCAATCGGAAGCAAAGCCTCGATTGACGAAACAAAATTCAGTATGGTCAAAGTACGTGATTATTTGGCGCTTGCTCAAGACCTTGATAAAGCTGTCATGGAACACTTGCGTAAAACTCATGGAATTAAAGCCAAACGTCTGACGAAACTTCAACGAGAAGTTGCAGATAGTATGGTCGAATTAATTATTGCAAACGAAACTCCTGATAAGTGGATTGAAACATCTGCTAGTTACGTGGAATCGCCCGAAGACAAGAATCACAAGCGAGTGTTGGAAGTAAACAAAATTGCCACAATCCATCAACTCGACAACTTCTTGGCTGGTATTCTACTTGCCAGCAAAATAGAAGCAAATGGGTAATCAATTTAGTTTTTATCAGTATGACGGTCTTGTACCTGGTGCTACAACGATAACGCCCTTTGCTTATACGGGGGCAAATGGAAATCGTGTAGTTGTTTGGAGCGGGGCGGTCACTCCTGTTACGGCCCCCTACTACAATAGTTTCATTGGTTATTATATCACGCCTTCTCTATTGGAAGGTGGAGTGGCTGGTTTTCTTTGGGAATTATTTAATGATTCTTCCACATATCCTTCAACTTTTAAGGCAAAAATTAGTGGAGAAGCAAATTCCAGTAATCTTCATCAAGTTTCTTTTAATAATAATATCTATGGATTTTTGTATCCTCTGCTTAAAGAATCAGGACAAATGGGTATTAATCTATCAGGGGAAGTAAAACAAGATAACAATCAGAGTCCATTTGCCTTTTCATATTCGGGCATTATTCCTTCTGGAACGAAAGACTTCCCCGTTAATGCAGTTAATTATTCTGGTCAAACCATCTCTGGAGCGAAGGATTTTTTTGCTATTGGAAACTTTATCTCGGGATCAATTATAAGCAACAATAATGATCGTCCCGTTTATGTCATAAACTTTTCAGGCAGCATAAATCATAATAATCGTGATGTTGGAGACATGAGTTGTAATTTTAATTCGGTTTCTTATTCACTTTATGTGGTGAACGCTATTATAATCAGTACAGGAGACACTACAAATATGAACACTCAATTTTCAACTGTTAAATACGAATATCATCCTTAATTTATGCACGCACAAGTAAAATATTCGCTGCACGGGGCGTTCAAATTCGACCTGTACAGCGGAACAACCATGGTTTCAACGACTGATTGGTTTGATAATTTCATTACTCATACTGGTTTATCTTATCCAACAATTTATCCGTTCGCCGATTGTTTTCGTTTCCTTTCTTTGGGTGGAAGCGAGGGTAATAACGTGCCTAATTCTGGTTATATTGCTGGTTCAGGTCAATATGCCACAACGGGTCTTGCATATCCAATTACTGGTTATGGAACCTCAGAAGGTTATTCACAGACTCCACAATATATTGGATGGCAGGGATATGCCATCGGAAGTACGAATCAATCCTCCGTGTGTGGGACTAATTTAGACGAACGAGGCCTTTCATTATATCGGGGCTGGACAATTCCCACGGGAGACGTTGGTTGTACAATGAATCAAGGTTCAAATGGTTTGCAAATCGGAGAGTTTATGGTCTCCCCTTCCTCTGGCTCAGACCCATCTGGACAATTTGCGTTCAGTCGTATTACTCGCTCTCTTTCAATTCCAAATGGTTACAAAGCCACTATCAGCTATCAACTGAGAATCGTTTTTCAAAATACAGGACTAACCCTGTTGCCTTCGGGGTCTTTCCAAACAGGAAATGCTGATATTTCCGAGGATTTTGATTTGGTTTCTGGATGGAATTCTCTTTCTGGATACTATCGTCAAGTTTGTCCGTCTTTGTGTGTTGTAGATGCTTGGGGAGCCTCATATACTCCAGCCTGGGGTAATTTAATGGAGCCATGCAATAAAGATTTATCAGCCATGACGTTTTATCTTTCTCCTGATAATGCCCAATTTGATGTAAATAATGTTGATGGATATGGACAATCAAATATAGATTTGGCTTATACTTCTGATGGTTTAATGCAACAGGTGGCTTTATCTGATATTAGTTTCCCTCCAACAGCACATGGTGTTAATCCTGGAAATCCGCCTTCAAATCCAGCGACTTGGTATCAAAATCCGACGTTGGGGACACCTGCTAATGATGTTCCTTCTTTAGTAGCATCAAACACAAGATTAACCAATATACGTTTAGGAAGTGCATTAAACGGACTGGTTACTCCTTTATTGTCTAATTATTTTAATGCTCCTGTAATGTCTCCTGCAACTTTTAATTATCAATCAGAAGAAGATTCAACCGTTCAACCAATTAGTTATGCTTCTCCTGGTATCTTGAATTTCAAAAAAGGAATTGCTAATTATGGACAGCAAGCTGTTTTTTCTTCAACCGTATTTGCATTACCAGCCATTAATCCAACTGGACGGGCAAAAAAAAGAACTTGCCGAACAACTTTCGCGCCAATTTCCAGTCTGGGTTATAATACTAGATTTGGTTCATTGGTAGCCGCATACAATACAGATGATACACAGACCCCGCCAAAATTAATTACTTTTCCAATTATTGACTGTCTGTTTTTTGATACTGCTGGTCGTTCAACCATGCAACACTATCGCCAAATTAGCGGTATCTATTTGACAAATCGTGGTACTGGCGTTGCAGATGCGTACTTTACTATTCAACCAACGGGCGATACAAATATTCAACGTTTCTTAACCTGCAAAACAATGCAGGGCGCGATTTCTTCCAACGGTACAATTGTGGATAATGGTTTCTTTTCTCTCAATGGTGGACTGAACAGCGGATATTGGTTGGACGGTGTTAATACACCAACTACTGGTAATAGTACTTTCGGGGCGGCTTATGGTTGTTCTGGATGGGGTGCTGTTATCGGGGTTGTAGGACCGACAAATGGAGCAGACTATACTGGATTGCCTTATGATCTTGGATTAGCTGATCACAACGTTTCTATGTACGGAGGGGGACTAATGGTCACGGCATTTAATCCTGATCCTAATCCCCTTATAAATGGAAGTGCTCCAATTATGGGCGCACCATCTAATTCTTCTAATTTATACTGGCCAGCACCAGTGCAAAGTAATATTTTAACTCTTTCCGTAACGAATGTTTCTTACTATTCTAGCCAATCATGCTTTAGTCCTAATACGACTCCTTTAACAGGTATTCCTGGAGTCGTAGGGCAACCAGGATATAACTGGATAGGTAATCCATGTCATTTCTGTCCTCCAACAGGATATATTTCTCATTACGACGGAATTGGCGGAACAGGGTATCGTTTATTACCGAATTGCGGGTATCCGAATAATGACATCAGTGATACATATTTGCCAACAACAGGCGGTCAATATCCCGCGTTAAGTCGTGATAATGGTTTGGATTTGTACTTGGACATAATGTGGACTGCACCATGCGGTGGCAGTGCAACAAAAAACTGTATTGATGTTCCATTAGTGGCCAGTAATATTACATACTAATATGTTTTTACAGAAAAATATTGGCGTCAAGGGTAAGTTTAAATTTCAAGTTTTTAACGAGAGCAGTTTGTGTTATGAGACTGAAAAAGAGAACTTTATTACTTCAACAGGATTAAGCTATCCATCTCAATACGCTTTTGCAGATTGTTTTCGTTTTGTTTCTCTTGGAATAGGGACGACACCAAATACTGTGGTGGGTTTAGGAACAACGGGTTTATCCACTGGTGTATCTTCATTTTCTTATATTGGTGGGTATGATTGCAGTCAAGACCAAAATGGTTATTATGCCTCTCAATATTGTGGATTTGAAGAAGAGGGTAATATAGTATCATTAAGTCGGGGATGGCGCGTACCAACAACGGGGACATTCGACTCTGACTATACTTTTCAAGAATTTATGGTTAGTCCTGGATACCCAGGAGTAAAAGCCATCGCTGGCGATGTAGCCTGTGGTTGTGGCGATTCTAACACTGATGGAAATGTTGGAACAGATGGTTCTCCCGTAGCTCAGAGTGCTTCTAATCCTTATACAATTTCTATCTGTTCTGGTTATCATGCTTTTGCACGAGTATTAGTGCCCATCTCAGTCAATCAAAGTAATTATATCGTTGTCTCTTATAAACTGGAATTATCATTTGATTCTGGTGTTCAAACTTTCAATATCCCGATTGATCTTAATAATCTTCCATCAACGAATTTTTTCGGTCATCTTACTGGTAGGGCAAATCAAGTACATCATGGTTTAAAATTGGTTTGGGATGAAAAGACTTATGATGGAGGTAGTCAACAGAATATTGATGGTGATTTTTATGGAGAATCTTTTGTTGGTCCTTGGGGGGCGCCGATGGAACCGAGTTGTCCAGCTTCGAGTACGTCACCGTCTTTTGGCAATTTGACTGCATTTGTCAGTACAGATAATATTCAATTTCTCGTTAATAGAGAAGAAGGGGGGAATGTTTCGGATAAATCTTCGGCAGCGGCGAATGGATTAGGATTAATGGACTGGCATCCGACACCAACAGAAGAAAATGGAGGCGCATTCCTAGGAAATTTTTACGCTGTTCGTCAAGGTGGAGGAGGCAATAGTTATTATCCTCTTGATACTGATTATACTCTAAATACCACATCGGATCAATTAACATCAGATCAACAAAATTTTATTGTAAACGCCAAACAGTGCGATAGTGTAAGTAAATTACCAATGAACAACTTTACACCAAGTGATAGAAGTAGATCAATAAATTTTTCTTTTCAATTTAATGGAATTAATTGGGCGGATGGCACAAACGTGTCATTTGTCAATAATCCTATTAGAGCTTTAACCCTTTCATATTATGATTCAAACTCTAATTATATTCCTTTTTACGATATTATTTTTGCTGATTTGATTGGACTTTATCCATCAATCAACACTTCCGCAGGAACGTATCAATTGCCTAATGAATCTTATTCGGATTTTCAACCTCCTACGGGATATTTTTATGGTCAGGATGGAGGAACGCTCACCGTAGGTTTTCTCACTACTTGGTCTTCTCCCTGCGACCCAAGTGTAATTGGTTGCCCAAGTTGATTTTTGATGTATCAATCAAGAATTTCCAAAAAAAGCAAAAAATGTGTAAAACAATTAAGATGAAGAATTTCCCATATACCACATCATTTTCTTCGACGGTCAGATGCATGACCTCGAATGAAAAGGATAAGTATCTTTCTTTGGCTTCTTTGACAACTTTACGTCAATTTATTCCCAATATTGATACTGCCAGCAATGCTGATTTACTTCCCGTTTCTTTTAATGCCTGTGTGGTTAATAGAGTCAATCGTAATACCGATGTCATTGATACGGCGACGGCTTTGGGAATGTACAAAAATTTTGTCAACAAACCAATTAATGTCGAACATTCTCGACAGAAGAATATTGGTGTTATTCTTTCGGCGGGTTTTAGTGAATTTGGTTCCGATAAACCATTAAGTGAATTAGAAGTCTCCAAGATGGATGGGCCGTTTAATATAACATTGGGAGGGGTAATCTGGAAGATAGTTTCTCCTGATTTGGCCGATTTAATTGAGGAAGCCAGCGACCCGACCTCTCAAAACTATATGTCTGTTTCAGCCAGTTGGGAACTTGGTTTTACGGGTTATCGTATTGCTCTTTTGGAGGGTGGAAAGAAAAATCTTAGTGATGCTTCAAAAATTTTGACGGATGAAAAAGAAGTTGAAGCCGCTCAGAATAACCTGATTTCATTGGGTGGAACGGGTAAATTTCAAGATATGTTTGCTTATCGAATGCCGTCTTATGATGTACTTCCTCTTGGTATTGGATTTACTGAAAAACCAGCCGCCGAAGTAAAAGGCGTTGCCACAAAAGCCAAAGAAAAAGTGGGTATTGTCGAAAAACCAGCCATCGGTCGTCCATCTGAAAATGATGATGTGGAAAAACCCGCAATTATTCCCGTTTCTCCTGTTAAAAATGAAGTTGGCATTGTCGAAAAACCAGCCATCGGACGCCCTTCTCAAGAAGCAGGATTAGCTTCTATGACCGAAGAACAAAATAAAATTTCCCGAACATCACAATTAAATGTAAATCAAGAAAGAAGATTAACTACTATGAAATTCACGTCCATCAAAGACATCACTGATGAAAATTTGAAGCAGGCTAATGCGTCCGTTGTCGCCGAGTTTATTGAGTCCGAGCTTACCAAAAGTAGCAAGACGTGGGAAATTCAAAAGGATGCACTTAATACTCAAGTTGCAGAAGCGACTCGTCAGTCGCAAGAAGCTATAGCGAATCTTATCAAGGTTCAGGGGGAAATGACCGAAGTTAAAAAGCAACTTGATTCTCTTGCGAAAGAAAAGGCAAACCGCGAAGCTGTTGATAAGTTCAATGCCCGCATGACTCAAGTAGTTGCAAGTTTCGATCTTTCTGACGACGTTCGTGAAGCTTTGGTTGAAGAAATCAAAGACTTGAAGGATGATGCCTCCTTTGAGAAGTGGTTCTCCAAAGCAAAAGTTATTTTGAAGGGCTATGCCAAGAAAGCTGCTCCCAAGAAAGATGACGGCAAAGACGGAAAAGACGGCAAAGACGGCAAAGACGGAAAAGATGACAAAGACCAGGATGCCGATGCTGATGACATGGGCAATGACGCCGAAGCCAAAAAGAAAAAGAAGGATGCCAAAGCCGCCAAAGCCGCCGAAGCAATTGCCGCCGTTGAAAATGCTTTGGATGATGCCGATACTTCCAAGGGCGGTCTACCAAATGGTGGAGCTTCCGAGAAACCAACATTGAGGCAGCTTGCCGCTCAAGCTTTTGCACACGAAAACATTATCGTCAACCGATAATACAAACAAAACAAATTTTAGGATAAAACTATGCCAACACTAAGACCATTCAGAGATTATGATGAAAAAGATGTTCTCAATTTCTTTGCCTACTCAGGTAACGTAATTGATTCAAACTATCTTATTTTAGCAAACAAAGGAACTATCTGTACCATTACTGGTATTGGTTTTACTCCTTCAGTCAACGAGCCAATCCAGATGCTCGGTAACTTTGGTTCATTTAGCGTCAACAACTTTGTTGCTCAACGTTATGGTGCTACTGCTTTCGTAACAGCCGCCAACCCAGGAACAATTCCTGTCGGCATGACGTTGTTTGATGTTCGCGAATTGGATGAAAATCAATTGCCTCTCAAATACAACCCCCGCAAAGCTGCTGAAATGGAAGTCGTTATTTCTGGTCAGGTTGTTCCTCTCGTCACTCGTGGTACATTCATGTACAGCGGTATCCGTGTCTCAGGTAGTGTCCCTGTTACTGCGGGTGCCCCTGCTTATTTGGGTTACAACGGTGAAATCGCAACCTCTGGTTCTACTGTTATTGGTAAGTTTTTGGGAACGACTGGTGCTTATAGTACGGGTCTTTTCACCGCTTCCGATCAGAGTGCTATCGCTCTTGTCTGGTTGAACTTGCAATAATCTGTATTTAATAAAACACAAAAGGAAAAAATAATTTATGCAAATCAAACTAAAGAATACTCAGGAGCAGGTTGAATTGATTAAGGCCATCGCCTCAAAGGACACTTCAATCGCCCGTCAGGCCACCGAAGCTGTTGCGGCTTTTCTTGGACCAGTCATCCATGAAGTCTTGATGACCGCTGGTACTGTTTCCAAGATTTACAACGATGTTCCTTATGACGAGGATAGTGACCCATCCATCCCATTGGATTTGTTCTACAATGAAACCTCTGGTTACATTACCGTCTGGTCTCAGAACATGGCTGGTGGTATGCCAACTTCACAGATTGAAGGCGTTAAGGAACTCAAGTTCGGTTCCTACCGCATTGACTCTGGTGTTTCTTTCAACAAAAAATATGCTCGCAAGAGCCGCTTGGATGTCATTTCCAAGGCTATTGAACGCATGGTCAACGAAGTTTTGATTAAGCAGGAACGTAACGGTTGGGCCGTTGTTCTAAAAGCTCTTGCTGAAGCCAAGACAGCCAACGTTGCTTATGGTCAATTGGGCCACATCATCAACGCTACATCTGCTGGAAATTTCTTGCTTGCTGACTTGAACGCTCTCTTGGTTCGTATCAAGCGGATCAACGAATCCTACTCTGGTAACACGGCTGTTCAGCCCTACACCAACGGAATTACGGAAATGTATATTTCCCCTGAAATTAAGCAGGCTATCCGTGCATTTGCTTACAATCCAATCAATACCTCATCATCTGATTCTAGTGCCGTCGGCGGTATCCGTGGTCAGTTCTTGTCTGAGAATCTCCGAGATGAGATTTACAAGAATGCTGGGTTGCAGAACATCTATGGTGTCAATTTGATCGAGTTGATCGAATTCGGTGTCAATCAGAAGTATAATGCGTTGTTCAGCTTGTTCTATAACAACGCTGGTGGGTCCTTTACTCCTGCTACACAACAGATTGCTGTTGGTATTGACAATACTCGCGGTGCTTTCCTTCGCCCAGTTGCTCGTCAGTCTGAATCGGGTGGTACTTTCAGTGTCATTCCTGATGGTCAGTATGACATGTACGGTAGCCGAGTTGAGAAGGTTGGCTTCTACGGATTCCTTGATGAATCTCGTGTTTGTTTGGATGCCCGCGCGGTCGCTGGAATAGTAGTTTGAAATTAGTTTTACTAATCATAGCCCCACAGAAATGTGGGGTTTTTTTATTCACATGAGTTTAATCTTGTGTAATATATGTCAATATGAGCGATACAATTCAATTTACATCAACGGTATCTTTAACAGCAACCCAGTCGGGCCAGTTGGGTGTTAATAATAACAACCCCCAATTTACATTGGACGTTTTTGGCTCAGCAAATGTTAGTGCAAACGAAAATGTTTCTGGAGCTTTGACTGTTGGAGGAGGAATCATTAATGCTGGTAGTTATATTAATCCCCCACTAATTTTGACTGGTGGCGTAAGTGGTAATGTTGGCGGATATTCTTATGTGGTAAGTAGCGGTATTGCTGCAAACACTGGATATTTTCCAAATATTGCAACAACTGTTGGTCAAGAAATTTGTATGACAAACAAGGGTGGAACATTGCAAGTGACAGGTATTAGTCCAGGAAATCAATTCTTTAATACAGGAATAATTACAAATGGTTTCAATGTAATATCAGGAACCACCCGTTTCTTCTTTAATGACGGTACTCACTGGAACGTCCAATAAAAAAGTTTTGAAAAATAAACCTCACAGAAATGTGAGGTTTTTTATTATTTATATCTAAAATCCATATAATAATATATGAAAGCAAAAAAACAGGCAATAGAATGTCACGGCAAAGTTGAAAATTTTGAAGCCACTACTTTGGAACAAGTTTGGGCTGGCAACAATGAACTTTCTCGTTACGGTACAACTGACGCCTCTGTTTACGAAGAACGGTTGAACAACATGACTCGTGTTGATCTTGAACATGAGGCGCGTATGAAAGGCAGTATTATCGTTGCCGAAACAACGCGTATCAAGGATCGTTTGATGGCTGATTTCCGTTCTTATGTTTCTCTTTTGAGAAAACCAGTATCTCAGGCTGTTACAATGCGGGCTGATCATGCCATGCAAGCTGCCGCCCTGAAAGTTTTGTCCGAAGGACGTTAACTACTGCCATGAAAGCGTGTAATTCATGGTATGTCACAGGAAAGTCTTGTACGGCTAAAGCAGATTAATAATCCAGAACTCTCTGGATATATCCTGAGTGTTGTTACACAGGGCAGTCAAGCTGCTGGGCTACAATATTTTCGACTCAGCAGCCCATCTGCTGGAACGTTCTTATACGATTCTACCAATAATTTCTACGAGCAGGGATTTCAATTTGGTTATCCTTCAAATATCTTTCTTATAGATTTTTATGGTACGAGTAATATTGCTCCTGTTCCATATGGAAAACCATATATTTACGGATTTGACATCTACGGTGGAGCAATTTTTTCAAGTGGTAATCGGGTAATTACCACTGTTGACACGGGAAATTTTATTTCCTATGGACAATTGTTACGTACGAGTGGCAGTCTTGTCAATACCCTTTTAAAGTACTGTTACCCTAATTTACCGACGAGTGTTACCAACGGAAATATTGAAAATACTTTTCTTCCCTATGGAATTGATCTTAATAATGAGTGGTTGATTGGCGACGATACAATTCCTTCTATTGACTGGCAAAATAGAGTATTGTCGGGTGACTGGAATGTCCAGTCTCTTACAATTGGTGGACAGCCCGTTACAACTGGTGGACAAAATATCACTGGTGATTTTATTACAACGGGACAAACGGGAATTTTCGCACCAGAAAATATTGGTCTACCAACTGTGGGATACTATGGTTCTCAGTCTAATGGTTCGACCGCGGGACTCACCGCTGGTCTTCGTCACGAAGATGCCCTTGATCAGATTGATTTGATTTTGGGACTATTGGCTCCTGCGAAACCATTAAATCTTTCTCAATCAACGTTTTTGCTAACGGGCAGAACTTACTCGGCATACATGCAGGGCTCAAATACTTTAGTTAGTAATGTTGTGAATAATTTCCGTTTTACGGGATATGCGACGGGTTTCTATAATGGCGCAGCGGGCACACTATCGGGTTTCATTAATGGAATTTTGACGGGGCAGGATATTCTGACTACTGGAAATGATGTCGGTAATTATACGGGCCTGACTATTACTACTGATGCTGATTATTGGGGTGGAACATTTGGTAAGGCTGGATTTTGGTATTATTTGAATGCTCAAGTTAGTCCCATTTCACCATTAAACAGCGGTATGTTTACAACTCAATTAGTTCATTCTCAGACTGGACCCACAAACATTATCACTGGTTATTGTGATTTTTCTCAAACAGCAAAAACAGTTTTGAATACTTTTAACACGGGAACGGCAACAACCCGCATGACTGATGGGGTAATTTCACTGGCCCCAAATGATCAAGTTCTAATTAATTTCAATGTATTAAGCGGGGTTGGAGCTTTTTATGCAAATCCAATTGCCCAAGCCTCTTGTTCTCAATTGTCAACAGTTAACGTCGCTCCAACAGGGGCACCTGCAAGTGGAACAACTTTAGTTTTATCCACAGTTTTAACGGCGGCCAATAATGCCTACACAACTGGTGCGACTATTAATTTGACGGCATATAATTCCGCTGGTCAATCTTTTTCCATTGCAAATCAAACAAATGTCCGTGTTGATACAGTTTCCAATCAACAGGCTCAAAGAACAACCGCTGGTTCAGGATTGTATCCTACTATTGGATTTAATGCATTATACAACAACAATATCAGTATAAGCGGCAATGAAGAACTTCAAATGATTAATGGGGCTTTACAATATCCTCCATCAGTTGACTATAGAATTTATCTTCCATCAGGAGTAAACTATACCAATTTACCAGCGGGTACCTACTTGGGATATCGTTGGGCCATGTTTAACATGGGTCAAGTTACAAACGCTTCAAACGTCCAAGTAACATTCAATAATGCAAATAATTTTGGAAGTTCTGCCATCGTCAGTGATCTTTTGTTGTACGTACAAGTTTCAGGACAAACGGCTGGATGGATTAATGGTAATTCTGCTTATCCTGGGGTTGGTAATCCAACTAACAATGGAGATTCAGCTTTGGTAGTTGCTTTAAGCTTAAGTACCGTTAAACTGATTACGTTTGGTTCAGTTTCATTGACTGGTCCCGTGTATATTAGAGTTGGAATTCCAAGCGGTAGTAATAAGAATTTTTCATCTATAAGTTTAGTACAAGTATAATATGCCCAGTATCACACAAATTGCCGACATTTTATTCAAAAAATGGATGGGCCTTGGCGACACTCAATCGGGAAGACAGTTCTTTAATGAACCGATTCGTGGACGTGTGTTCGTGGTTAATTCACAAATTTGGGGACAATCTAACCAAATTCCAAATACCGCTCCAACAAGTTCGTCTGGTATTGTTCAATATGTCACGGAATATCCGCTAACTGCTGTAGTTGGCACCACAAACTCTTTTTCTGGCGCATTGTTACAAAATACAATTCCATTCAACTGGGGTGATGGAACAAGCTACAATTACAAACTTTACGATAGCACTTATTCCCAAATTGCTTTTGGCGTAAATGATTGGACGGTAGACACGGAGGCGGGAATTTTAATGTTTAACAATGGTGTGCCGCCAAACATGCCTCCATTGATAACGTTTTATCGTTACAGTGGAGTTATAGGCATAAACACTGGCAACTTTATAACAACAGAACAAACAGGAAATTTCATTTCATCTGGACAATTATTAAGTGCAAGCGGCGATCTTGTCAATACTATTTCAATGTATGGTAACTCTAGTTTGCCGATAGGTTGCGTTACTAGTGGAAATCTTGAAAACACTTTTCTTCCCTATGGAATTAATCTTAATAATGAGTGGTTGATTGGTAACAATACACTTCCTTCTGTTGACTGGCAAAATAGAATATTATCGGGCGACTGGAACGCCCAGTCTCTTACCGTTGGTGGACAACCAATTACAACTGGTGGACAAAATATCACTGGTGATTTTATAACATCGGCACAAACAGGTCAATTTTATTCTTCAGCTAATCCATCAGGATTTTTAACAAAGAACAATGTGTACTCATTCAAAACAACACTAATAAGCGGGATTAATAGTCAAACCATTTCATACGGGCAGACTTTTGTCACTCCACCATTGGAAGTTTCATGTACGTTTCAAAATGACGTGGACAATTATGTTTACAGCTACGCTATTTCCAGTGTAAATACAAGTGGATTTATTATCGGATTTTCCGATTATTTGTCGAATGGCGGATATATCCTTAATACTCAAATCAACTTTTAATAAATTATGATTCAATCATTTGATCAGATAAGACTCTCTAACCAGTTAATGAACGCAATGGGTGGCCAATTGGTCGTCGCTGGTCAAAACGTTGTCTATTCAGGGCTATTGGCAAGCAGTTGTAATTTCCTGCAAAACGAAATTACATCGCTTTCAGGGATGTTGACAAGCACACTGCAAAACGAAATTCTATTGTCGAGTTCAAATTTCCTTGGTAATAACGCTGGTGCTTTGGCCAACAATTCAGCTTTCAGCAACTGTATTGGTAATAATGCTGGTACTTTAGCCAACAATTCAGCTTTCAGTAACTTCATTGGTAATAATGCTGGTACTTTGACTAACAATTCATTTTTCAGCAACTTCATGGGTTATAATGCTGGTTCTTTGGCCAACAATTCAGCCTTTAGTAACTTCATGGGTTATAACGCTGGCGCTAATGCTACAAATGCAAATTCCAGCATTTTCATTGGTAATAACGCTGGTGGGGCCGCAATTGGCAATAATACCACTGGATTAAACAATGTTATTGCGATTGGATGTAATTCTGCTTACCAGGATAATGTTTGTAACGCCTCAGGTTATTCATCAATTTTAATTGGTGACTATACGCAGACTTCTGGTTTTAGCAACAGTATCACCATCGGTCGCGGAACCGCCAACAGCAATAGTGGCCAGTTTAACATTGGCAACCTACTGTTTGGCAATGGTATTTATACTGGTACGGGAAATTCCAATCAGGCACAGATTGGTCAGGTTGGTATCGGTACCAACAATCCTGCGGCAACTTTGGACGTCAATGGCAGTGGTAACTTCAGCAGTGGTTTGTATATCAGTGGTGTAAACATCACATCATATTTTGGTACATCCACGGTTTCGGACGCCACTGGTATATTCTTACAGGGTGAAATTACTTCATTATCGGGTCACGTTATAACTCTAGTAAGTCTCGTGGCCGCCAATCTAGCAATCACTATTGGGGAGTCTACCCAATTGCAGATTAACAATTTGTCTGGTTCATTGTCTGGTTTATTAAATGATTCTGGTGTATTTTTACAAAATGAAATTACATCTCTATCTGGAACTCTCACTGATTCACTTGGTATCGTTACCTATGACGATCAAGTTGTTCACACTTCTGGTAACGAAATTATTTCTGGTATCAAACTGTTTACAGGATTTATTATCGCAAGGGAAATCGTTGCAGATTCTGGACAAATTGGTACATTCAATATTTCTATTGGTACATCTGCTGGTTCGACTACTTCTGGACCAATAGGTACATATAATATTTATTTTGGTAATTATGCTGGATTTGACAATACTGGGGCTGGAAACAACGTGGGTATCGGTTATGGTGTTCTGGGAAACTCATCAACTTATTTATCTGTTGCTATTGGTTCCGATGCTGGTGACAAGACCACTGATTCAACTCGCTGTAACTTCATTGGTAATGGCGCTGGTTCTCAAACTTATACTACAGATTCAAGTAACTTTATTGGTTGTAATGCTGGCGCTAATGCCTCAAATGTAAATTCAAGTAACTTCATTGGTGATACCGCTGGTTCTAGTGCCACAAATGCAAATTCAAGCAACTTCATGGGTTATGATGCTGGTTCTTTGGCCAACAATTCAGCTTTCAGCAACTTCATTGGTTATACTGCTGGTGCTCAAACTCATAATTTATCTGCCTGTAACTTCATTGGTTATGGCGCTGGTCTTCAAACTTATAATTCAGATTCAAGTAACTTCATTGGTAATAACGCTGGTGCTTTTTCCTCAAATGCAAATTCAAGTAACTTCATTGGTCATAATGCTGGTGGGGCAGCGTATGGTTACAATACCACTGGATTGAACAACGTTATTGCAATTGGATATAATTCTGCCTATCAGGATACTGCTAATAATGCCTCGGGTTATTCATCAATTTTAATTGGTGATTATACTCAGACTTCTGGTTTTAGCAACAGTATCACCATTGGTCGCGGAACCGCCAATAGTAACAGTGGTCAGTTTAACATCGGTAACTTACTGTTCGGTAATGGTATTTATACTGGCACGGATACTTCCAATCAGGCACAGATTGGTCAGGTTGGTATCGGTACCAACAATCCTGCGGCAACTTTGGACGTCAATGGCAGTGGTAACTTCAGCAGTGGTTTGTATATCAGTGGTGTAAACATCACATCATATTTTGGTACATCCACGGTTTCGGACGCCACTGGTATATTTTTACAAAATGAAATTACGTCTCTATCTGGAACTCTCATTAGTTTATCTTTAGGAACGACAACTATATTGACAGGAGCGATAAGTACATATTCTACCCTGAATTCTTCTAGTCGTTTAATTAACTGTGATTTTAATTTACCAAAATCATTTGTCACTTTGACGGATGGGATGGGACCATTCGTATGGACATTTACAGGTGTCAATGTTCCTGCTGGAAACAATTATGCTGCTACATCTTTGTTTGTGAATAATAATGTTACTAGTACCACTGGTTCTCTTGTATTTCCTTCTGGATGGATTTGGCTTGGGTTGATGCCAATATACCTTGCCGCTGGAAAATCGGCTTATTTAAATTTGGAATCATTTGGTGAAAACATTGTAGCAGCCTGGGGTACTCAATATTGATAAATTACGCATCTATAATAGAATCTTATTATTGGGAGAAATTGCTGTTCTTTACGCCAGCTATTAAAAAACGTGTAATTTAGGTTGTATTATGATTACTTACGATTTAAACATTATTCAGGGTGATTCGTTCGCCACAACGGTGCCCGTTACCGATGTGAGTGGGAATCCCTTGAATTTAAATAACTACCAAATGAGTGGTTTTTATCGTAATTGGTTTTCAGCATCTGGTATCACAAGTCTAAACCCAAGCGGAGACGGAATAACAAGCGGATTGCTTTATCTCAACATTCCTTCAACAGGAACAGCGGCTTTACCCGTTGGTATTGGAGTCTACGATGTCAAGTTCACGGATTCTGGCAATAATTCATTCAGAGTCTATGGTGGCCATGTTTACGTTTCACCACAAGTAACTTATTAACATGAAAATTACCGACATTGCCAATGAAATTTTTTTAATTAATGGTTCCCCCACAACCACAAGCATACCAGCAATTGCCTTTTGGGTTCGTCATCAAATCGGACGACTAAGCACATTGCTCTATGAAAATTTTCAATTTAATCCGAATACTCTTGAAATTTGTCATGAGGACTGGAAGCAGGGAACTTGCTATCATTGTGAACCCTGGAATATGAATTGTCCCCCAAACAGTCCACTAACACCCGTTTATGAGGGTTTGGGTTTTCCCGTGGTCGCAATCATTAATCAAATGTATCGAGTTTATGACCTTGAAGTTCAGATTCGTACTCAGATGAATTTCATAAATAATCAAAGCGATATTATCAGTGTTGAAGATCAACATACGGTTATCATGAAAATTAATCGTAATTCTCTAAGCCAAACTCTCAATAATATTCGCAAAGACGAAATCAAAATGCTTGACGAGCTAGTTATGCACTATCGTTTAAACAAAAATCGCCCAGCCGATGTTTCTGGTGATGATACAGTACCAGGATTTTACGATGCCTATTGGTCAGCCTATCCAGCTTATATTAGACGATAATGCAAAATCTTCTTACATCTTCTCAATTGGCAATTTTGAGTGGGGACTTTGATACCGTTTTTACAACCATGTGTCGTGGTAAAACCGTCACGGTGGTAAAAGAACCGCTTAAAACAACAGTTTCCAGTCCAATCACACAAAATAATGTGTTTGGTTTTGGAGAAATGCAGGCAAATTCTGTTTATGACTATACTCCTGTTACTGGTGTTTTTCCAGCTTTTATAATTTATCCCAGAGATTATCAGACATCTTTGAATTCAGAAATTGATATTCGTGTGGGTTCTGAACCAATAAAAATTAAAGTACAACAGGATTGTCGAGACTTTATTTATAATGGTCGAACATTACATCTGATTGCCGATAATAAAACTTTTTATCTGGATGGAGAAGCCAGATTGCAATTATTTTTAAATGGTAATTACTATTTCTTTAATTTAAAGGAAACCAAGTAATGACAACTTTTACCTTTAAAATTAACAGAGAAAAAATGAAGCTCATTGCTGACAAGGCCATGGGTAAGGCTCCTGCTATTAAACAGGCTGCTGAAAAAGTTTTCTTCGCCGCTTTTCTCAAAGCTAAAAAGGGAATGTTACAAGCTTTTGATCGTCACCCTGTTACACAGGAACTTTTAAATGGACCAACCGCCGAAAATATTAGTGATACTCTTGGTGGTGGCTATGGAAATCTTTTTGCATTTATTGGTTTTGATGTTGGTGATACCCCAACGGCCCCATTGAAAGAATTACTGGATGTCGGCACTTCCTATCGTATTTCTGTTTATAAAAATCGAACTTGGTATTTCAAGGTTAAGTTTCCCAGCAGGGGAAGTATTGAAAAAGCCACGCCCATGCCGTGGGAAGTGGGTAATAGTTGGGCCGAAGGCATCGAAAAGGGTATTAGTGGTTTGAGTAATTTCATGTATAAACATTGGGAGGGTGGACGCTCTCAAGAGGGTTTTCAATTAAAATATCTAAACTTAAGTAATATTGGTTTTAAACCACAACCATATTTATCAGAAATTTTGAACAGTTTTCGTAAAAGCATGAACGACAATAAAGGAATTGCCTAATGTTACCAGCCCTGGAAAATAGAATAATGAGCAATTTAATGTTGTTTCTTGACAACCGCCTTCAAAACGTGGGTCAAGGATACAATAATTATAGTAGCTTGTTCTATTCGATTCCCAGCAATGTTAATGGATGGTATGCTTATGCCGCACCCTTCAAACAGCTTTGCAATGACACTTCTGTATCTGGCGTAACGGTTATGTCGGGTGTTTATGTTAATGGGACATACACACCAGTTGGTTCTGGACATTTGGCTGCGATAAATCATTATGATGGAGTTGTGTATTTCAATACTCCGCTGCCAAGTACAACCACAATTAGTGGAAATTATGCTATCAAAGAATTCAGCATCGAGATTACAGATCAACAAGAGTGGAAGTTACTTTTTGAAACCAAGTATGTTTCAAATAATAGGTTTAATCAAACTTTGAGCGGACTTCCCTTGGATACTAAAACTTCGCCAATCATTTTTTTGATGCTTCAAAATAACGATAGTATTCCTTTTGGATTTCATCGTATAAATAACGCCCAGACTTCAATTCGTGCAATTGTAATCGCTGATACAGAATATCAGAGAATCGCTGCTTGTGGCCTTTTACAGACGGTAAATCAGTATTATTTGCCCATGGTATCAGGACTGCCATTCGATGTACTTGGGAATATTACAGGAACTAATTATAACTATACGGGTTTGGGGCAAGACCCAACCTATTCCCCTTGGATTCAGAAGGCAAAAGGGGTAGATATTAATCAAAAAGGCGATTACCAGAACATTTATAAAAAAATGGGTATGGTTGATTTCGTTATAAGCACAGTGACCCAGAATTAACTTCCCAATTAATAAAAATCACTGTAAATAATCAAGAAGGATAATAATCTATATGCCAATTTCAAGAGCACTTTATGTAGGTCAACAAGTCGCGATCACCTGTAACAGCGGTCAGAATACCGTTTATTTGCCGATTTCATCCGCTTCTTGCGAAGTAAGTGAACCAGTTGACTCAATCAGTTCATTCGGTCATTTAATGTCTCTCGCAACCGCGCAGACTAACTTGACCACTTGTAAGTCTACTCTCAAAACATATCTTTTGAGCGGTGCAAATGTCGAAACGACTGGTAGTGGACCAATCACAACTGGACTTTCTACACAAATTATCCAATGGCTTACGGGCGATGCAATCAACGGAAATTTTACTCAGATTTCTGTTTCTCCAAATGGTTTTACGATGTCTGGAATTTTAGCTTCTCTTTCTGCTGATATTGCATTGGGTGGGTTTGGTATGAGCGATTTGACTTTTCATGGAGTTGGGCAACCATTTTTTTCTCCCGCTCCAAGTTCATCAACCTCTGTTGAACAGTCTAACATGCCAACATCCATTACCCCTTTGACAACAATTAGTATTGGTGGTTCTGTTACTGGGGCTGGTTGTGCTTCTTCATTCAAATTCTCTTTAGACATGCCAACTGATAATTTGGCCTGTTTGGGTTCTGACCCCAACCAAGTTCAAGGTGCAACTCAAAGTTCATTGATCGCTACAAAGCCTCCTTACAAGGCGACGATTACCGTTGAGGGTTACGGTGTTGACGTTAGCTCTGCTCAGACAATGTTGAGTGCAGCTATTACTGGTGTGTATAACTTGGGCAGCGTAAACATTCAATTGCCTCACCCACACGTTACTAGCAAGAGCTTTAATAACGCTGTTGGTACAGCCGCTGCGAGCTATTCCTACGTTTGTGAGGATACCATAGCGTTCTTCTCTTAATCAACAACTTACAACAATTTAAGCCACCGAATTTTCGGTGGCTTTTTTGTGTTTATTTTGCACAAAGTGATATTATTCTCTTGAATTTAGTGTAAAAGATAATGGACAAAGGCATGAATTCGCCCGAAAACAATCTCATTACTGTCTTTACAGCCAAGGAAATCACGTCTCTGTATAAGTTATTCTTGGAGATCATTGAAGACCTTGAGGCAGATAATCGGGCAATGCTTGGTAAAATCGCTGAAAAGACCTCTCCACAAGTCGCTGCTGACATCAATTACTTCACCCGAGAAAAATACGAACAAATTAGAAAGAGGGTCTTGGATAATGGTAACGAAACCTCTCGTAAACTTCTTTCATTCTTAGACTTTTTTGAATTTACCATCAATGCTCAAAAAGTTGAAGATGCGGCAAAACTAAAACGGAGTATCGTAAAAAAGATTATTATTTCCTCACCCATTTCAGTAGAATAGTTTGGTTAAAGGCATTATTATGGAAAAGACTCTAAAGTTTTTATATGAAACCTTCGTAAAGAAGCAAGTAAACGAATCCGTTACTGAACCTCGTCAGGAAGGCAGTGAAACGGTTCAAATTACCCGAACCGTCAAAAAAGTCAAACCAGTAAAGTTCGCAATTCTCAAACCAGATCGCCGTCTCTATAAGGATGCTGAAATTTTCTACGCAAGAACACTCGCCGATTATCTCAAAAAGGGCCTCCTGCCTTATTCTCTTGTCGCCAAACGTTATTCCAATGATGGTGGCCCCTTAACTGATAGTGAAAAGAAACATATTGACACCCTCACTGATGAATTGGGTAAACTTCAAGTGGAATTTTATGGTCTCGCTAACACCGAAGACCTGAATCTTCAAAAACGCAAAAATGAAATTTTGATTCGCATTAATCGTATTAACACGGAAGTCAGTAACATTCAAAACGCCTATACTGATATTTTTGACAGTACCGCGGAAATGAAGGCCCGCAACGATTCGATTGAGTGGTGGGTTATGTATCTGATGTATGGAGAAAATGAAAAGGGGGAATTAGTTCCCACTTTTAGCGCGGGCGATTATGAAGAGCGCATCAAAACACTTGAAAATATTGAAGATGAAGCGGACCCGTTCAAACTTGAGGCAATTAAAAAACTATCTTATTTGATTAGTTTTTGGTTCACTGCCCGTAATGCAATTTCCGACAATGATTTCAAGTCCATGGATCGTTTGTACAGCGACACCATGACAATCTACAAAGTTGAGGAAAGCGGTGAATCAGTGAAAGTTGATGAAGTAAGTCCTCCAATCACACAAGTTCCGCCCGTATAATATGGCGTCTGATGGTATCTCAAATTTTGAAGAACTAAAACTTCTGTATCAAGAAATTGTTGATGGATACTCTCCCTCGGAAAAGGGGGAGTATTTTTTTAAACATTTTTCTGATCTTGATACAATAGACATTTTGCGCCATAAACACGCCCTCTACAATGGATATATTCGTAGTGGAATCCCATCACAAAAAGAACGTCTTGCCCAGTTGATTAAACAAGAAGAATGGAATCAAAACAAAGAAGATAGAATAACCAGCCTTCGTTTTATTATTGGAGACAATGAAAAAAACATGGAATCTACTATTCCACAAATGCAGGCTGGATTGAAAATGGCCCTTGATCGAGACAAGGAAGAATTGGTTTCTTTACTCACGGAGAAATATATGTTATTGGGTACAACTGCTGATGAACTTAGTAATCAAGAAGTTACTCTATTTCAAATTTTTTATAGTCTTCGTAAAAATAAGGCGGGCGATCCTCTTTATTCTTGGCCAGACTATGAAAGTTTACCTGTCGAAACTCAAGAAAAATATGCTAAAGAATTTGAGGCAACACTTAGTAGATTTGCTGATAACCGCATTAGAGAGTTAGCAGTAATGCCATTTTTCATAAATTCTTTCTCGTATTCAAAGGAAAACATCTACTTTTTCTTTGGTAAACCCTTATCTCAACTCACTCAATATCAAAGTTTTCTTCTCTCTCTTGGACAACGTAATCTGAGTATTCTTGAACGGGGAGAGGGTAGTCCTCCTGATCTTATTGGTAATATCACTCCCAATGATATTGTCAAATGGTATGATGTGCAGTATTCTGTAATATTAGGGAGAAGAAATACACAACATATTGATAAATCAAATACCAAAAGAAGGGAAGTTTAAGAGCCCCAATCATAAATACCTATTTTCGGTCATCTCTGAATGTCTATATCCGTGTAATCATAGATAATAGGGAAAAGTTATGTCAGAATATGCCGCAGAAGTAGGAGTTTTATTTAAACCAGATATGTCGCTCGTTGATCGGGCGGTCATGGAATCTGCATCAAAATGGGGCAGAGCTACAAATGGTCTTGGTAAAAACTTTCCACTTGGAAAACTAACGGGGGACGCAAGCGAATTCCACAAGTCAATGGATGCCGCTAACGCTCGTGTTTTGGCTTTCGGCGCTTCAATGGGTTCCATCATGGTGGTCAAAAAAGCTTTTGACCTCTTGGTTGATTCTACCATCAATGTTGAAAAACAACTCGCAGAAGTAAACTCTCTATTTAATTTGGGACCACAAGGTCTACAAAACTTTTCATCTTCATTATTTAAGATCGCCAATCAAATGAGCGTCAGTTTCTCGGACGCCGCCAAAGCCGCAAGTATTTTTGCCCACCACGGTTTGTCAATGGAAGAAACCTTGAAACGTACTTCTGCCGCTCTTGAACTTTCAAAACTTTCTGGCATGAGCATGGAAGAGTCTGTTCTTTCGTTGACATCCACAATCAACAGCTTTACCAAAGAAGCTTTGGATGCCCAAGACGTTGTTGATCGTCTTACTGCTGTTGGGGGTAAATATGCCGCCAGTTCTGATGAAATTGCCGAGGCTTTGAAACGTGTCGGTGCATCTGCAAACGACGCGAATGTAACTTTCAATCAGACCATTGGTTTGATTACCGCCGCTCAACAGATTACTGCTCGTGGTGGTAGTGTTATTGGCAACTCTTTCAAGAGTATCTTTACTCGTTTGCAACGTCCTGCTGTTTTGGACGATTTGGCCGCCGCTGGTGTTCAAATCCGCGATCTACAAGGTAAGATTTTGCCAATAGTTTCAATTTTGAAGAATTTAGCTGTCTCTTACGACACGCTTTCTTCTTCTCAGAAATCTTTTGTTTCTGAAACCGTTGGTGGCGTCTATCAAGTGAACGTCCTCAAAGCTTCTTTAAGCGACATAAAGGGTGGAGCTAGTATTTTTGAAGGAGCGATGGATACAGCAGCCAACTCGGCTGGTGTTGCTCAAAAACGTATTGCTATTTTGAATGAAACTTTAGCGAGTTCAATGGTTCGTACTCAAAACGAAATGACTCGTTTGGCTGCAAACACTGGTAATATTTCTCTTACCCCAGGTTTAAAAAGCGGTGTTGGTGGTTTGAAATCTGGTGTTTCATGGATGGCTGATATGATGGACTCCAATAAAGCATCAAGTGGCAGCACTGGTCAACAAATAGGGGCAAATTTATTTCAAGGCATTGCTCGTGGTATTGGTAACGTACTTGCGGGTCCAGGTATCCAGTTCATTACAACTGTTTTTGCAAAATTAATGACCCGTCTGGCTAAATTCATTAGTGATTCTTCCAAAGACCTGCTTGGTGTTAATTCCAAGGAACAAGAACGAGAAGCCATTAATGCGAACATCGCAAAGTGGCTTGGAAATCAAGAAGGCATTTTGGAAAAAATTGCCAGCGGTGAAATGACAATTGTTGAGGCTACTCAGCTTCGACAAAAACATCTTGAAATCATCCTAAGAACCTATCAGGACATTGCTACGATTTCTGGGGCAATAACTCCAGGCAATAACCCAACAATTAGTATGGGTGGGGAAGGACACGCCTCTGGATTTATTCCAGATGTTCGTGGTGAGGTAGCCGCCGCAAGCCAAGGTGGATATGCGGCTGGTAGAGTTGTCGGTACTACTATTCGTAATGGTAGTAGTTCGTTTAACTCAACAGTAAATACTGCTGAAACAAAGTCTACTATTAATGTGGGTGGTACTGGTAGAATGGCTGATTTTATTAATCCGCCACTAAACAGTCAGGCGGGCCAACAACATCGTGCGAAAGCCATTAAGGTTTTGGGTGTAGACCCTTACTCTTTACCACAACGTTCAGTTAATGCTGAAGGTTTTATTCCTTCTAAACCATTTGCAATGTGGGAGATTAACAGCGGTAATCTTCTTGGAAAATATAAAACTAGGACTGGTGCTATGAAGGCAGCAGATCGTTATAAAAATTATGACGGTGATTCTTATACTTATGGCAATGTAGTAGGAACATTTTCTTCTGGAAGAATTGAAGATTATCAAGCATTCATTAAATATAGAAACTCAATTCCTAGTCCATTTGCTTTGGGTCCATTAAATTCTGCTAGTGGGTATGTTCCTAATTTATCTTTGGATGATATGCAGGCCAGACTCAAGGCCATCGGTATCAATGACTGGCGATCTCTGAAACGTCCTTTTGCAACGCAGTATAATAAAGCCGCCAACAAAGACTATCCAACTGTGCCAGATTTTGATCTGTCAATGTTACCAGAGAGTTATTTGGGTGCCGTTACAAAACATTTCACAAACCATGATGACGTGGCAGCTTTATTACGTTTTGCTCAGACGCAAATCTTTAAAAAGAAACTTATCATTCAGACGAGTAGCGGACAAAAGCGTCTGCCTTCATCTATTGGTGCTGATGCACTAAAATCTACTTTCTGGAACAATGCTGAGATAGCTGATACTAATGACGGTCTTTGGGGGGCCTTGCGTGGAAGTCTGGCCAACTCTGATACTGCAAATGTATTACCATTTTTACGCAAAGGTACAGGAATTCACAAAGACAATCTTGCTAGTTTTATTAGTTCTATTCTTGGACAAGGTTTTGAATCTCCAAATACAGATGAAGGTGAAGATGTTAACATGGATGTTGCGACGGCCCAACGTCTCTTGAGTCGTTATTCAGGAACATTTCCAACAGTGGTTGGTTATGATTCTATTAATAATCTTTCCCCAGCGGGTGATTTGCCAGACTTTGTAGGTAAACTAAAAATTGGTAATACAAAATTTGATATAAACACTCCAATTTTTGGACACAAGACTTTCGTACAAAGGAACTTGGCGGAGGCTAAAAACATTGCATCTTTGATCGGTGGGGGTGATTTTGACAATGATACTTTAGCAACAGTCTTAGGTAAGATGTTTGACAAACGCAGCAAGAAGGAAGCGGAAAGTGCTGGAATATTCATGGGTTCTGCAAATGCAGCAATTGATATTCCCGCTCCACTAAAGTCTATTTTGTCTCAAACCAACATTACTGGTGATGTTTCTGGCATTGAGCTAAAGAGTAGTCTTGAAGAAGCCAAAAGACATGCAGCCAGCAAAATTTTCCGTAGTTTAATCGGTGGTACAGAAGACAGTAATTGGTCTGGACCTATTGAGGCTCCATATCGTCTAGCTGGTGTTCCAAAATTTGGTACTGGTAAAACTGGTATTTTGGATTATAATCAGTTTGGTTCGTCAAGCAAAAATGAAATGTTGTTGGCTGCTGTTCAAGCGGCTTCTCAAGGAAAAGCCATTAAAATTATTCATGGGGCGGGTACGTATGCCACACAACATGCCGCAGACGTTTCCGAAGGTATTGCTCGTGGAAAAAATTACATAAAGTCGGCTGATGATCTTTCTCAATACGATCAAATCGTAATGAATAGCTTTATTAGAAAATCCAGTGGTTTGACCAAGGGATATTCTGGTCTTTTGTATTCATTAGCTTCAAATGTACAGGGTTTGGGTCTTCCAGAAAGTTTGAATGAAAAACAACTTGGTGAATATCAATCTTTAAGGACGTTGATGAGACAACGTTTGGGAGACAGATATTCTGGTGCGGCTGGGGGTTTTGTACCTGATGGTAATCTATCAGACATGTTGAAAAATATCTTCCATCCATTACATGAATTTCAGGCTTATAAAGAAGTTTCAAGACAGGCTCTTGATTTTGTAAACAATAATGGTTCGATTACCACTAAATTACCATCTGGGTTTGATCGTGAATTTTTGGCATCAGCTTTAGCCAACAAGACTGTCGGAAAACCATACGAGGCTGATTTGGCGAGTCTGCAAAAAGTTGGAGTTTCTTCAAGTTATTTTGATGTTGTTCATGACATGTTCGGCCAAAAAGTCAACTATAAAGAGTTAATGTCTCGTGTTAAATCTGGTGAATATGCCAGTGGTTATATTCCTGCTGTTCTTTCTGCTTTAAAAGCAGAAGACAAAGCAACAGGGGGAAACGCCATATTATCAGCGAGTTATAAATTGGCTAGTAGTTCAAACCCTCTGGGTTTTGCGGCTATTGACAGTCGTTCTCAACGTAATGCTGATGAAGCAATTAGACAACATCAATCTTTGGGTCAGAGTTTGGCTTCGATTAAATCTGTGCCTCATTTGGCTCTTGATGATGGTTCAACTGGTTTTGCTGGATCAAGTATTTTCAACTCTATAGCCTTGGCCGTCGGGTCTTTTGCAAATAGTAATCGCACAGAATATCATTCTCTTGGTGATATTATCAAGAGCGTTTTTGGTGGTTTGCCATCAAATCTCAAGACCGTTGTAAATCCATCTTTTGAAGAAGTAGCCAAGAAAGTTTCGTTACTGGATTCGACAATCAAAACAGCACAATCTGAGGTTCTATCTCCAAAACAGAAGACTACTTTTCAAGGGCAAGAATATAACAATTATAACGCCCTGACGGAGGTTTATAATACTCAACGCAGAGGATTGACTACTCCTGATTACGAGGCTTATCAAAAAAATAAAGATGATTCTCGTTCAAGCCTCCAGGCCTTGGGTTGGAGACGCTCGATTTTGTCCAGTATGGCTGGTGGAGTTCTTACTCAAGGGGTTGATAGATTCTCTCCAAATGCTGGGGCTGCTGTTCAAGAATTTACTTCTGGTTTGACTCAATCGTATCAAGTTTTAGCTGCATTCCCTAATGAATTTGGTAAAGCTTTGCGCATGGGTGTGCTGGCTGGTTCGGCATTGAGTGCCATTGATTTGTTTGGTAAAGGTCTCGCCACACAACAGAGGGCTTTTAATGAATCTCAAACCAAGTATCAAAACTTGGCAGTTCAGATTGATGGACTTTCTAACGTTTTGAATAATTTTGACCAACTGTTGAATGATTCATCTGTGAGTTTTGAGACTTTAACCCGCGAGAGTCGCAAATATACAGAATTGCTTGGTCAAATGTCTCAGACACCAGAAGGTTCTTTCGCTGCTGAAAAAGTCATGAGTGCGGGAAGTAATACTGCGGCTATCGCTGCTTTGCAAGAATACAAGGCTGGTAAATCCCGTGATCTTGATAGACAGGCGGCTTTATTGGGTCTAAAAGAATATGGAGACAAACGTACATTTGGCGTCGGAAACTATAAGATTGGTAATCCAATGGGATTTTCCAACGACATAGAAAAAACCGAATTAACTCAAAAAATTAGTGATGCGGCCAAAACTGGTATTGAAGCTCTCAGTGAAAAAGAAAAAGCTAATCTTGTTAGTTCAACTTCTCAGGGATTTGGTAACTTTTCTACACAACTTGGCAACGTGGGACCAGTCGCCTCTAAGTTCATGTCATCAATGAACCCAGGTACTCGGACTGCCGTTTCCCAAGAAATGTTCAATCAACTACTCACAGAGAATGTTGTCCAACAGGCTCCAGTTCAAGAAAAACTCAAGGATTTGCGTGATCGCAATGCAATTCGTCAATTGAATTTGGATTCCGTTCGACGCCGTGCTGCATCAGAAAAACGTCTATTCATTGACCAAGGTTCCATGATTGCAGGAAATGAACTCGACTTGCGTGGAATTCAGTCTCGTGGCACCTACAATACTGCTGAGATTACTTATGGCGTTGGTCAGGCTATGAATCAGTACTATTCTTTAAATACAGGAGAACGAACGATGGCTCAACGTCAGGCCATCATGGATACAACCCGCCTGCAAGCAGAGGGTCAATTCAAATCACAAAGTATCAAGGCACAAGCCACAAGAACTGTCGCTTCTGGTTTGACTCAAAACTTTGAAGAATATTTGGGTCATACTGATTTAACTAAACTTTTACAAGCTCCAGGTCAAGCTCCTATTGGTGATATTGAACAATTCAAAGCAAACTTAATTGATGCCACCAACAAAGGTATTGCATCCACGGTTAAGAGTGGAAATTTCGATCAATTCAACAATAATGGTGTTTTTGATATTGAAGCGATGAAGAAAGCTATTGCTGCAAATGGAGTCAACGGTAGTACACCAGAGGGACAAAAAATGCAGAAAGCTATTTCTGACTTTCTAAGTAATAAAGACACTGAGGAAATTCTCAAGGCGATGCAAACGGCATCACTTGACCTGGTAAATTTGGGACAAGATCAAAAACTCGAACTGGAAAAGATTCAGTCCAATACATTTGCGACAACAAAAGTTTTCGATTTCAAACAACTTAGTTCTTTTCTTGGTGGTACAAAAAACTTGACAGATCGAAGCTTCCGCCGTGAAGAAGAAAGAAAAGTTGAGCGTGGTGCTTTCTTGTTAAATCATGGAAGAACCGCAGAAGCTCGCGGACAAGGTGGTCATGACGTTCTTGAATTCTTTAAAGACAACAATGTTCCGATAGACTTAAAGGGCAACTCTTCCACGTCTAAGTTGATGCAACAAGCATGGAATGCCGCCCAAACAGGTCTTTCAACGACGTTATCACAATCAATCGGAAGAATCACTGATAGTGATAATCGCCTGAATGGCGGACAATCGAACTTTGGTTCAATTTTTGGAAGTTATGATGTAAATGCCGCTGCCAATGCAGGTTTGTCTGCTGAGTTCAAACCTGAAAATCCCGCCATTACTAGTGGAACTGCCGCCACAGTACCAAACGCCATGAAAACGTTTGATGATAATTTAGACAGTTCGATTCAATCAATTAAGAATTTTGGAGAGTCTTTAAATCAGACTGCCGCCAATTTCCTACAGGCTCAACAAGATATTAAAAAGGCCGCAGAAGAAATAGATACCGTTACTAAAACAGACACAAATAATTTCCAAACATTCATAAATAATTGGACAGCTAATAATCAGTCTCAATCATTACAAACAAATCTTTCTCAAGAAAAGAAAGGGATTAACTGGGGTGGACTTGGAAGTGCTGCTATTACCACAGTAGCTACTGCCATTCTTTGGACTCTTTCGAGTCGTATTTCGAGTGGTTTCTTGGGTGGAATCTCAGCAAAAATGGGAATTGGTGGCTCGAAGAAAGTCGAAGAAGATATTGCTAAAATAGCTACGACTGTTGAAAGCAAAGGTTCATCAGTTATTCGTGAAAGTTCTGATTTAATTAAAAATGGAATTCCAAGTTCTTGGAAAAAAGAACAAGAAAATCCATTGATACAAAAACCCGTCGCTTCTATGGCTCCTGTAGCTAATCAAAAAATAGGTCCATTAAATGCAAACAAAACAACCACTGGGGCATCAGATGCTTCAAAGGTAAATGAAATTTTGTCTGCTAATCATTCTGAAACTATTGGACTTGTTGGTAAACAAGAAATACTTCACAATGATTTGGTATCTTCTTATTCCAAAATCGAAAAGTTCCGTGAAGAAACTTTAAAAAAAGCCTCTCAACAAATAAAATTGGGACGATATACAGGTATTGCATCTATTGATTCTAAGATTCAAGCACATGAATTTGGTAATATTAACAAACAAGAAATTTATCAACTACTTGACAAGACAATAAAAACTTCTGAACTTCCAGGAGGAAAAAAACTATTAAAAACTCATTCGGACATACAAAAACAATTTAACGAAAATCAAGGAAGACAAAGAATTTTACGAGAGAGAAATGCCACTATTCAACAACAAGCAGCTAAAACATCTTTGAAAAATACCATTAAAGATACATTTAATCCTGGAGTTTCTTCGGGTGTAGATCATGGTCCTTTCCACCCAAACGATTTCATGGGAACTTCTGATATTAACACGAAATATACAGAAGAACAACTGGCTGAGTTTGCACCATCAGCAAAACCTAGATATTTATCTCGTATTGGAACATCTGTAAGTAATTTTGTTGGTTTTAAACCATATCCTGGAAAATGGTGGAAAACTTCTTGGAAACCTTCTGGAAAATCAACTCTTTTTGGCAATCCTTTTAGTGTCGCTGGTTTTAATGCAGCCTCTAAATTGGGTAAAAGTGTAAAAATTGGTGGAGCAGGATTGGGAATTTTGGGCGCGGCTTTATCAGCTAAAGAAGCTTATAATGATTTTAGTACAGCACATGACACAGCAGATTACACTCGCGCTGGCGGTCACTTGGCTTTAAATGCCCTTTCATTTGCTGGTCCAGTAGGATTAGCGGCCTCGTTAGGAGTAAGAGCGTTAGATAATACTATGCATGAACGTTGGGATTCTCAGCAAGATGTTGCAGATGCAGAAAATAGAGGAAAACAAATTGATATGAGAATACGTTTGTTACCTCGTGAATTAGCTCAACGCAAGCGCAAAAAAGCTTTAGCTGTACAAGCTGGCATTCAAGAACAAAATGAACAACAAGATGCGATTACTGCTCAAGCTGAAATGAACCCTGCTTATGCTCAGGGTGCGGCCAATCTTGGTTTGGGTCATCTCCAAAATGATCTTGGCCACGCAAGGGGACGCAATGGTATTGACTTCACAAAACTCTCTCCTGAGAGTATGAAAAACCTTGACATGATCTGGCACTCAGAGCATCCTGATAAAATGATTAACGGTAAGTATGTTCGTTCTATGCCAACAGCCGCTACAGGAGGATATTCAGATTTGGCTAACAGTTTGTTTGATGGTACAGACAACAACAAACATCGTCAAGCTTTAACGACAGCTTATGGTCGTTCCCTTCCAACATTATTAGATGGTGGTTATGGAACATCTAATTATGATCGTACTAAAAATAGAGTTACTCAAGACAATGTTCAATCATCTGTGGAAAATAAAGCCCTGCAAAATATAATGATGGAACAAAGACAATTAAAAGAAGATTCGGCGCAAAATAAAGTAAACAATTCTAATAATACTCCAGATAATACCCAAGAGCGTTTGATTTCCGTTTTGGATAAACTTGCTAATGCTGCTAATGGTTCCAACAGTACACCAGCTAAAGTTGATTCTAATATTACAGTACAAATTTCTTTGGCTGATGCCGATAAGATTCCTGATACATTGATGAAGCAATTAATTGCTCCTTTACAGAAACAATTGTCTGATTTGCAAAATCAAACTAACATACTAAGCAACAGATTCGCTCCTAAACCAGCGAAGGTATAATTATGGCCGCTTTTGTTCAACAAGGATTAAACACTGGATTAATTGGTTACACACTTCGGAATGAGTTCCTTGGTGAGACGATCTATTACCGTCAAAACCAAATTTTTGATTATGAAATCTACTCTGTTGATAATGTAACCCTAAGTCCAAATACAATTCAACAGAATTTACTTTCGGCTTTTTCCATTTACTCTGGAAATATTCAGGTTAAGGTTTTTGAGGCCCCCGTCACATATCAGTTCCCAAATGATGGTATTCGGGCCGCAAAATTCCATGCACGAGTTGAAGTAAAAACTTACGACCCATCAATTACGACTGTTCAGACGGAATTGAACAATACGTACTATACGGGGCTGGGCAATTCATTTTGGAGTGGTTTTGGTCCTCAACTAATTGATTTTAAAGAAGAATTCGCTTTTGCAAAACAAGAAGACGGCACGAACTCTTACAATCATAGCCTGTCTTTTTCTTTGTTGACAGGAACAAAAGCCGAGGCTGTTTCTCTTGCCTCTGGATTATTTGTCAATGACCCATATACCACATTTGGTATTATCGCCAATTCTGGTGGAGCATATATTGCCAATAGCAATAATTACATTGACTATTATCAAGAAAGTTACGATCTAATTCGTCAGAGTTATCGTTTTAACAAACGTCGTGATGTTTTTCCAACAACTGGTTATAGTGGTTTCTACAACTTCAATCATACCATGGAAATGAAAGAAAACGGTATTGTTGAAGTCTCTGAACATGGTGCTGTACAAGCCGCATTATCATTCAATCAAGTCTATGCCACAACTGAAGCATTAGTGGGTGGTTCATATTCTCGTTTGAATCCTTTTTATCTTACTTATAGTCCTTTGGCTTCTCCGACAAATACGGCTGGATATGGACTTGTAGTAGAGCCAATGAAAATTGTCAAAAATTACAATCAACAAAAATTCACATCAGAATATGATGTTACCTATACAAATGACCCCGAATATGCCGTCAACGGTGCCAGAAGCGTATCTACGATTGAATTTGATGTAGACCCCATGGGGACTACAACAATCAAACATAATTTCGATTTCATGGGTAACAGACGTTTGAGCAATTTGGACTTTTTTTCATTGATTAGTAGTGCCACGGGCTCATCCCCAGGATTGGTGAGTAATTATTATGCTTCTCAAGGATACGACTATAATTCCAGTCTTCCGATCAACCTGATACGTTCCAATGCCACATGGCCAAACCGTGATAATAAAGCCTCAGTCTCAATGGAATATTCATCACATCCAAAGTTTTTTAGAACAGTGAATGGCATTACATTCAATTATCTTGATAGTACAATCGAAAATATGGTGCCTTCTGACATCATGCAAGAATACAAGATTATCAATCGCCCATCAAAGACAAGTGTATTAAACTATGCTTATCAAACAGACAAAGGACAGATCGTTATGAAACTCGAAGGTGGTATTGGTCGAAATCCCAATGAGTTTACGACAGGATTCAGAAATGGATTTGGTGGTTATTTAACGGCCCTATACAAGTATGGTATTGGTCTTTTTGCGCAGCAATTTATGACAAATATTCCAACAGCTTTCACATACTATCTTTCTGACATAAAATACTCTTTAAATCAGGATGGAATTCTTACGATGACACTGACGTTTACGTATACCATGAAGAAATACGAGTTGTAATATGTTTGATATTTTAGTTCAATATAATGGAAATACAATTTATCCAACACCATTGGTTCAACAGAACTATCGGTTCTTAGATTGTGGGCAACGCTGGGGTAATGTTCTTGAAATTGAACTTCAAGGATATGTCACTGGATTAACATCAACAGGTAGTATAACTGGTCTGATTAACATTTTTACTGGACAATTTGGAACATTGAATGTTTATCAAACATCTGAGAGTTCGCAGCAACAAATTTACTCTTGGAATAATCTAAACATCGAAAGTATCGAATTTCCAAATAACAGTTATTTAGTAAACTCTTTTGTTCCTTATCATATTAAAATGCACCAATATAATGTTCCTAGTGGTGTATTGGACCCTGTCAATGAGTATTCTTTTAATCAAGGCGAGGATGGCACTGTCACTTTAACTCATAAAATGGGTGCCCGTGGTGTTAAGAACAACATTGATGCTTTCGACAATGCCATTGCCTTCATCAAATCAATTTCTGGACGAAACGCCTTTCAAACAGCTTTTATTCCAAGTGGAGTTGGAGCTTTGATGTCTCTTTCTGAAAATATTAATCGTGCCGAAGGAGCATATTACCTTACAGAAACTTATAAATATACAACGGGCATTAATCAACCTTATTGCACCTGGTTTAATGCATCTGTCACAAATAGTCTTGATAATGAATATCTTTTGGTAAATTCCGAGTTAAAAATTCAAGGTTCTCCCGTCCAAAATAATTTATCTCAGATTGAGGCGCAAATTCCCGCTGGTCTTGATAGTTCGCTAAGTCTATTAAATCAGATGGGAATTAATACTGGACTGCTTTTGACTAATTCTATGTCGGTCGTAAGAGATTCTGGTTCTGCAACGATTACTATCAAACGAGACTTTATTTCTGGCTATTATGCTTCGGATTTTAACGGATTTTTTGACTATGTAATTTCAATTGATGAAGATTGGGTTTTGCCAAAAGAAACATGGAAAGTTGAAGGAGAATTTATTTGCAAAGGTCCATTGGACTATAAAAAACAACAATTGGCTGTATTCAAAAATACAATGGGAAACGTCCCAAATTATTTAATGGGATTGATTAGCGGTTCTGAAATTTTTTCAGAGTGGCATAATGATAACAATCTTCCCTCTTCCCTTTATGAACTATCGGTGAAAGAGAATACGGGCATTGCAACCTGGCAAGCTTCTTTAACCATGTATGACGGGACATATCCAAGTGGAATTGTAATGCCAAAATATGCTGTTGATGTGTCTCCATCAAAATGGGCCTTTGATTTACTCCCATCGGCAAATATTGAAGGCCATTATGTAGTCCAAGATTTACAAATGGCCACTCAAGCCCATCTATCCTTTAACGTTTCATGTGATTCTGATGTTCCTTGGATTGCTGCACCATTAATTTCGGGATACCTTGTTCAATTAGAGGAAATTTATATCAACAGCGGAGCCATTACAAGTCAAACATTATCCACGGGGCTGGTATCGGCATCAAACACCAGAGAGTGGATTGGCACGGATAATTTGAGTACTGGAATTTTGAACACAAAAGTTGTTGGTTCTTATGTTTCCAATTATCTTCGTCAACCTGGATATAGCTTTGGATATTAAGGATTATTGTGTAATGATAGATGGATAAAGGTTATGAATACTGGGGCATTTTTTACATGTTTGAATCTCTTGGGAATTGAGACGGGTAACTCCGTTCAATTACAAGGGATTTATTCTCCTGCCTCGGGTACTTCTTCATACCTTTTCAATCAATTGTATTCAACGGGCTATCATATCTATAATGGAAACTTATTCGCTGGGGCAACACCATTGATTAACGTTTACAACAATCCTGTTACTAACAATTATTTTTCTGGAAATAACGGTTTCCGCGCTGGCTATCAACATAACGGTAATTTCAGTGTGTTAATGGACATTCAATACAGTGGATGTAATAGATTTTCAAATCAATCTTCTTGTATCCAAAACGTATTACTTTCAACTTGCGATACTTCTGCTGGATTTGGTTCTGGTTTCGCCATCGTGATTAATGATGCCAATCGTTTGACATTGAAGTCTCAAAATATCAATTATACTCTCTCGCAAGAATTGAGTGTGAGAGATTTTGTTTATGTCTCTCTAACCGAAAATCAGTATGTCAACTTTGGCATTTACCGCCCGTCTGATAATTTTCTTTACGTGGAAAATGTCAGTGTACCTTATGGTTCGTTGAACACAAATGCCATTTATTTTGGCAACTTTCTAAGCGGTAGTGATTCAAGATTCACGGGATTTTTTGGAAATATCAACACTATTCTCTTATTCAGCGACGATCTCTCAATGGGAGATGTGACAACTTGCGCCACTTGTAATATGGTTTCTGGATACACTTCTGTGGCGACAAATCAAACTTTTTCTGGATTTCAATTGACTGGCATGGCGTATTCTGGTGTTCAATATTATGTTCAAACGGGTTCATCTTACGTTACAGGATATGTGACCAGTCATACTGGTGGACAAATTCCAATAGTCTATCCGTCTGGATTGATGACTTTTTTGACATCTGGTGAAGTGACAAGCCCTCTTTTTAATCAAGTGGCCCTGCAAACCAGTGGACAGACCATTCAATTTCAATTTGACCCAACAATCTTGGCTGGATTTAGTACATATCAAGTTCAATTTCAATTACCTTTGACATCGGGTGACGTTTTAGAAATCTCAACTTATCCTCAATATAATAGTAACGTTGCTTTGATCACCACCAATAATCTATATCCATCAAATACAGGATACATTCAGATTTTTGCCAATGGTCTTGCTGAAACTCTGAATCAAGATTACATTGTTAATCGTAATCAAATGAGCGGATTCAATGAAAGTGATTTATTGAGTTATGATGTATTGCCCACTAATGGATATGTAACTGCTTATAGTGGTTATTGGCAAAATGAAAAATTACTTTTGAGCGATGAAAATTATTTTCCTTCTGAACCCCAGTATTATGAACCTACTGGCTCTCTCTCTGGACAGGTTTTGATTACTGGACTATCAGGGATTTGCGTTGGGAATCCTTTCTATCCATCTTTTGGTTATGACATTTTCATGAACGGGCAGAAACTTGTATCAGGATTACAGTATGCAATTTCTTTGTCTGGTGCTGGATTTGTAGTTTCTCTTTCTGGTGATAATCTGGCTCCCGTTGACATGACTCCTCTTTATCCTCCTGCTGGTGGTCTTCCAACAGGAGCATATGCTCAAGGTAATGAATTATCCTTTTTGCCTTATTGGAATAATGTTCAAAAGCAGATTATTTTTATTAATACTACTGTAGCTACCACAGGTTTAATTGGATTCTCAGAACAAATTTGGGTAAATGGTATTAGACAAGTACGTAATAATGACTACTTTAGAGTATCACCTTGTTCAACCATTAATGAAACGATTACATTTCCTGCATTAAATTTTACCATTTATAATAGCGAAAACGATGGTGGTTATTGGAATTTTTGATATAATAGGAATATGAAAAACTGGAGGAAAAATTAAGTGTCGTATCAATTACTACAAGGCATAAGTGTTTCACCACAAGGCAATTCAAATCTTGGTAGGTTTAGCAAAACACTGGTAAATGGAACTTGGCCAAGTTCATTTGCATTCGGTGGGTGGATTTATAATGCGACATCAGAGGTGGGATTTAGCAATCAACCTTCTGAAATCAAACTTAGCATTGTTCTTGAAGTAACTAATCGCGCCCAACAATATGCTTTTTTCGACATTAAAGACACAGACCTTCAATGTGGCGCAGGAAATGGCAGCGATGAAAATTGGTACAATATTAATTTTAATGGTGTTCAATTCAATAACTTTTACTTATATGAGTATGAAATAAACATTGAGAATAACGAAAAAATCCTTTCTGTCACTTTCAAAGACTATTCGTTGATCTTGGATAAGATTTATGTTGGATTAATTAAACGTCAGGGAGATCAGTTTGTTTATACTGATGAGGCCATTCTTTCCTTTCCTGTTATTTGCCCTGATTGCGTGCTTGCTGGTAATAGTATCAATGCTTGGGCAAACGTCAATCGCCCGCTTTCTTATGGTTCCTATGTGGGTATTGGAGGAAACACCTATGACAATTTTGCCAATATACCCGTTCAAGGAAACATTTATTTGAACTGGCAGCTTCTTTTCTCCCAAGCTCCAATGCAGCCCCACTTCGATTTGAATGGCGGATATCTTATTATTGGTACGGAAGAAGCCACGGAAGCACGTTGTGGTGATTTAGCGCCTGTTAGTTATAATTTCAATGAATTACTCGCCTCATTGCGTGCCAGAGGAATGCAATTTCAAGGGGCCTTTCCTGTTTCAATTCAGGATGCCGATTACATTTATCATCAGAACTACGTTGGTTCTTTGCGTGAGGTTTTACAACAGTGGTGTTCGGACTTGGGATATGATTTCTATTGTGTTGGCAAGACTTTTGTGGGCATCAACTTAAATCAGGCCTTGGATATTTCGGCTGTGGTTTCAATTGTGGACCCGACCACAACTTTGGGTAATGCGTTTGCCCTAAACCAAAATGCCGCCATTACAGCTTTTAAAACAACAAGTACTCTGCAAAATACATTTAAACAATCTGTCATCGTTCAGAATAATCGTGCCCGCGACGAAAAGGTTTCTTCCAAGGCTCCAAAACGTTACGTTGGAATTTTGCCTTTGCATCCGATTGATTTTAACCGACACTCAAATGACATGATAATTCGAGCCAATGCCTTTGGAAACGAATTTATTGACAGTGCTTGGACAAATAATTTTGAACCTGGAAGCAACAATCTAAATCGAACTCTGCCAGAATTAGATGGACGTACATTTGGAGATATTGATACTTCGATTGCATTGACTAAATATGATGCAAACCTTCGAGATATTTTTTGTCAAGACCGAGCCATCTATGGAGAAACAGCTGAAATTCAAGCTTCAAATTTTAGGGCACTGGGAATGGTACCTTTGATTCAATTGACTGGCGATGATGCTGCCATGTGTATTGAAAAATTGATTCCTGAAAATGGAGATGCAATTTCAAATATTTGTCGAGACAAGAGATTTTATCGTGTCTATTTAGGATACTACTACGATCAATTTAAACAAGACATCATTAGTTGGGAACAGCAGGCCGCCGAAGCCATGTATAAGTATGGTTTCATTGCCCGCGGTCTTATTAATGGATTTCCATATTTCCCAATGAATTCTTTGAATGACGAAAGTCCTACCAGCGGTTTGTATGGGGATTTGGGAACATCATTGGTGCGTATCCAACACACGGTTGAACCTTCAGCCCAACAATATTATGCTTTGCGTCAGGCCCCTTTTAAGGATTTGATTCTATATTCAGGCGTTAATACTCCTTCAAATGTTAGTTTGAATATTCCTCTTGTGTCAAACAATTTGACTCGTACTGGACTTTTTCCAACTGGTTTATTTTATGCGTCTCTTGATAATGAATGGGGTACAGATGTTGAGCATTTCAAACGAGCCATGACGCTTAACTTGGTTGACCCGTGCGTTGCTCAATTCGCACAGTCTCCAAGTTATACTCAGATTACAAATAATATTCCAACAAGAATGCAAGATTGGAAACTAGATTATTTCAAACCACTTGCCGATCCAGATTTGGAAAGTCTTGGTCAGTATGCCGTATCTGCTTTGAGTAGTATTTCTGGACAAACTGTTTATGATAAAACCGTAAGAACCTATTACGATCAACATTATCTTTTGAATCAAACTTGTTCAAAGTTATGTATCTTGGTTTTGACCGATACGCGTCAACATCCAAATATCTACGCAAAGTTTACCCCAAAAGGAACTGAATTCACAAACTTCTATGCGCTACAAGCATACAGTGATAAATTACGTCTGGCATTATTACGTCAATTGCAAATTCAAACCCCTGATGATTGTTCGTTGCCATTATTGCAAGAAATCTGCCGTAATTATCTTTCTGGTCAATTTCAGATTGGCCCAACTGGTAATCCAATGTATGGTTGTGTAATTGATGAAGATAAATTCAATTGGTTGATTGATGGTTTCACCTATGAGTATTTGAGTACCTCAAACTCTCGGGGATTAAATATTCAGATAACAAAAAATCCTATCCGTAATAGTGATACTGATCTTTTGGTAAATACATTTGCAAATGCAGATATTAATGGAGATTATTATTTTTCGGATGTTGTGAATAATCAGTTACAATATAAAACTAGAACAATAAACTATAATATCGTCTACCCTGTGACTTGCAATTCTGCTGGTGGTTCGGCATCCCCCACTGGGGATGGAATCTATGGTTATTACAATGGTATCTTGACTTCTCAAGTAGATATTGATAATCGTACTCCTGAAATTGTTGATATATTTGGGACGCCAGTAAATGCACTAAATAACAATACAGCTTCGTTGAAGATTATTAATGAATCTGTTGACCCCGATTTACAACCACTACTTGACCCATTCAGTTCCCGTTTCTTCTCATACATGACGGTCATTACTGGGACGGGTTCCATTGTAACAAACGCCCAACAGTACTATCAATTCGTAAAAAATCTCAACAACTACGAAATGACTACGCCCTGGAAAACGGTCGAAATGAGTTTGGCTGGCTCGCCAAGTTCATTTGGGGCATTTTTGCCGTATCTAAGTCCAAATAGTGGTCTCACTAAAATCTCAATGAGTGTAAATGATAATGGCGTGACGACTAACTTAAGTTTTTCTGATAGATCGAAAATTCTTCCCCGCCAGGAGAGCGTGTTAAACAAAATCGTAGCCAGATTGAAATAAATTATTGGATATTATTAATGCAGTTCACGGGCACAAATTTTTTGTATTTGCCAATGGTAAACAGGTTTCAGTTTACCTTTGCGGATATTACTGTCTCGGACTGGTCACAATACTCCGTTACTCTTGACTGCATCAGTGGTTCTTATCCAACTGGTTATAATACAAACTCATACATTAACCTATTCTTTTTAAGCGGGGGCGACGTTTTCATGAGCGATGGTACGCTGGGTTTAAATACGAATCGAATTATTGCATCCTATACAACTGGGGTGCCGTTTGACGTGTCTGGCTGGGTCAACATGGCGTCGGGCACTTATATCAATGTGGATGGAGCAGAAGGATTTCAAAGCAGTCTAATGACCAAATATGGCGGCTCTGGCAGCTTTGGACAACTTAAGATCATAAATAGCGGTAGCGGAACATTTGCGTCGAATATTTTTCTCATAGGAGATCAGATAAACTACTCATTTTCAGTACAACCTATTCCAGCCAATGGGGCATCCACGGGGAGTTTGATTAGTAACTATAATGGTATGATTTTTGACTTGAATTTGTACTTCTATCAGTCAAATCAACCGATCTTGACATTTTCTGGCTCTCAAAACATTTCAGGCGTAAATAGTCAAGTAAATAATAGTTATGTGATGTTTGATAATGATGCTGATTTCCGTACAATTGGAGGAAACGCCTTGGCAATCGTTGGAACTTTACAAGGACAAGTAACCGTACCTTTCAGTTATTTTAAATTTATTAATGATGTGGTGACATTATCAATCACCAGTCAGAATTCTGGTCAAACGACATTTGGAGGACAATTTAATGGAATTTGGGAAAACAATCAATTCACATATCAAGATTTCCCAAGTGTTTTGACTTTAAATTACATCGTTTCCAACAACGATACATTTGGTAATCCAAATCCATCAACATTTTTCTTGGATATCAATATGGGTTCTGGACTTCCATATTCATACATTTCAGGATTTAACTTGACATCGAATGGGGAATATCTTTATACTCCAACAGTTTTGTTTACAGGATACTATGGAATTACTGGTATTCAAGAAGCTTTTGCACCACTGTTATTTTCAAGCGGATGTAGTGGAAATCTTCCCATATCTTTTCTGCCATCAAATGGTAGTGGTTCAGCGGCATCAGGTTTACTATTAACAACGGCTGTACAATTGCAAAATCTTTACTTCGCAGGAATTCAAACCTATTATATCGTAAATGGGTATCAGATTTTAAATCAAGGTTCTGGTTACACATTGGCCCCGAAGGCAATTGTAAATACGGGATTTTATGGAAGTACTTGTTATGATGTTCCTGCGAAATATCCAAACGTATTTCCTGTGTTTGCCGCTTTCGACACTTCTGGGACCCTGCTGCCTTTAGCAAGTTATTTAACGGGTACGGCCATGACAACCACTGGTTTGGTTAGTGAGGGTACAATACCTGGACTAATTGTAACAGGAATTGATATTTCAAACATTGGTTCTGGTTACACGCCATCACAATTTCCATTCATCAGTTTCATCAGACAACCAGGAGATACACTTACCAAAAATGCTTCTGGAAATTTTGTATTGACAACCTCTGGTTACTCAAATCTAAATCAATATACTACCGTACAACAATTAATTCAAAATCAAGATTTTACGACAGTCACTCAATTTTCTGGAACGTCAATTCAGCTTGATCCTACTCAGCAGATGGTCACTTACCAGATTGCTGTATCTGGTTGTCCATTTACACAACCATCATCAGGAGGATATATTGTATTTAGCACAGATGGTGTGAACTATAACATTTCGGAAGACCCAATTGTGTTTGCCCGCACTTTCTCAACGGACCCATTAAGCTTAAAAAAAAATAACATAAATTTTACAGGGGTGTATACTCAAGTGGTGCCACTGGGAAGCGACTTATCATTTTTATTGACACAAAATCAACTAGATATGCTTTATACATCTTATTCAAGTAGTCAAACGCTCGACTTGGGAGATTTAAATTTTTGATATGGACGGACTAGACGAAAAAAGAAAAACAGCAACAAACTCTCAATCTGAGATTATTGATGCACGAGTTATTGCAAACTATGGAGACCCAGGCCTGCAAGAAGACTATCAATTTGATCTATTGAGCCAATATGTCATAGTCATGTCAGAATCTTTCTATCGTGTTCCAACAACTGATCGTTGGTGGAATATGATTGCTGTTGTTCAGCGGCCAAAACATCTTTGGATTACTACTAACCAAGTAACCACTCCATCCACCCAACAAAGATTGGACGCGGAAGGTAATGTAAATGTCGGTTTGGCATCTTCATATTCCATTCAAGGAATTCAAGCCATTAATCAACCATATGCACTGGGAGAGCAGATTAAAATTAAACGACTTCAAAGTCCTTATACGCAATACAGATTTCCGAGCTTTTTTAATTCACAGTTTCAACAGTGGGGAACAATGTATTCTTCCTATGGGTCTTGGCATACTCAAGGTTCAACTTTACCCTACATAAATAGCGATAGTAATAAGGTTGCGGCATTGCAAACCAAGACAATAATTCCCGCTGGAAATCAATTGTTTTATTTTAATCTGACGAAGTATCAATATGAAGCAGCGATATTGACAATTGCCGACCCTTCTGTCGCGCAAAGTATGACATCAATTTTTAATGGGTCATGGAATGGGGCCACCCCTGTTTATACTGCCAATGGGGGATATTTATTCAACAGTGCAGCGTCCATTGTAATTGCCTCATGCGAGTATGAGGATATTAACATTGGAAATAAATATCGAGTGAATGAAAGTAATTGTATACCATTGGCTATTATGACCCCAAACAATTTTCCTAGTCCGAAAACTAGGAATGCGGGAACAATTGCTTATACACCGAGTTATTCGCCTGTTGCGATTGCGTCTTAACCTGACGCAGCTTCAGCTTCTTTTTTTAACTTGTCCGCTTCGCGTTCAGCGGCTTTCTGCTTGATACGAGCAACCAACTCTAATTGTTGATAGCGGGGAATGTCAGACAGGGCGGTAAATTTTTCTGCTCCTTCTACCTTTTCTTCAATTAGTTTGCGTTTGATCGTCTCAAAAGATACTCCAAACTGTGCAACAGTGGCTCTCAAAAGACTCAAAACGGAATCTTCCTGTTGGGGGTCATTGGAAGTATCGCCACCAATTTCGTCGGCAGATACAATATTAATGTTCAAGAAATTACGAACAGCACGGCAAAAAGCACGGTTTTCAGCAATCGCTGCTAAAAAGTTCTTGCCAAGACCATTAACATTGAGATCACACGCATCCCCAGCAGATGAAAAAGATACTGCTCTACCTTCTGTTTCATAGTTACCAATCCATGTAATAGTGCAAACGGAAGCTACATAACGATCATTAGGAACTGTGAGAGAATGAGAAACTTGAGTATAACCACGAGTCTTGGCCAAGTCTTTAATTCCACCAAGAAGAATAAGGATTTCGGTATCTTTGAGGCCATCAGTGGTTTCTGGCACGGGTAATCCTTTCTTGATGAAATTTTGCTTGTGAGGAACAAGAAATTCTGGTTTAATCATCCTGCGCCAATCAATCGTTCCATCATCACGATAAACATACACGACACTGGTATCGCAAATCAAACCATGTTGGTTGCGAGAAAATTGCTTTTTAGGAATACAGGAGGGAACAATTGTTTGGGATTCTGTGGACATATTATTTGAGTTTGATGATTGTATAAAAAGATAAATCTTTCCAAAAGGATGGACAATTAATTATCGGGGAATATTCAAATTCGTTCTGTAGCACCACGGTATTTTCTCGGGCAGCATGGCTTGCAAAAGCCATTCCTTTTGAAAAAATAAATTTATTTGAACGATAGAACAACTGCGTTCCCTTTGAGAGGATAGATTTGATTTTTTCTTCATCTGGCACGGGAAGAATATTAATTTTTCCAAGTTCATAGTAGTTGATTTTTTTAACATCAATTTCTTGTTGAGATAGTTCTGTAATCAATAGTACGTCAATACCAAGATTTTTCACCTGTTTGACAAACTCTGGTTTATCGTCTTGAGTAATACGATATACCAGCATTCCAATTTTAGATTTGAAATGACGCAACAGATTAAGATTAATTGGCTTATCTGTTACTACCATTGACTTACCGAAATAATTCAATTGAGCGGTAAAAATGTTTTCGTCATAGTGAAGATCAACTCGTAATTCAACAAGTTCATTTGGATTATTAAGGGCCATACCTGAATCAGGAATCAACTCTCTAATCATTTGACAACTGTAACGTTCACCCGTATAGACTGTTTCAAAAGCGACAACTTCTTTTAACTCTAATAGGTCTAAAACAGCCTGAGCAATTTCTTCTGGTCTAATGGTATTAATGGATTTTGGATTTTCTTGTGGTGAGTAAGATGGTTTCTTATTACCAACTCGTTCATATGCTTTGAATAAACGATGCTTTTTTGGATTACCAAAGTGAGGACCAGAAATCTCTGGTGTATTATTACTATAAATGGAAACGATAGGCTTGTCATACATCGAAGCCAAATGCACTCCAAAACTATCAGGACCGAAATATAGCAAAGAATTTTTCACGACGTATGCGAATTGATGAAGTGATGTCTTTCCACGAAGGTCAACAACCTTCTTGTATGGACGTTCTTTATCCAATCCCGCCTGAACAATAGTGACGCCATGTTTCAACAAAAATGGATACAAGATGTCAAGAACATCCTGCCAATAGTGATAATTACGACTATCGTATAGAGTCTCCGCCTGAAACGTTATGAACTTTTCAATCGGAAGTGGAATGTAGGTTTCCAAAATGTGCGGGCGATCAATTTTCGCACCACAATTAACTGCGTAGGTATCAAGTAGCCTCATAATAAATATTTTTTAAAATTAATGCAAATCAAAATCAATTTTATCGCATCCTCCATGCAAATATGTCAGCATCCTTTGAGTTTGCACATATGGCTGATAGGCGACATTGAAATATCCAGCATGAGTGGCATTACCCTCAAGCCAGAGTAAATTATCCATCTGAGGATTATATTCCAACCAGACATCCATATATGGATTACCATCAAGTAGTTCTTTGAACTCTTTTTTAGTGGCCACATAGAACGTCCAATCAGGATAACGGGCCTTAATGGATTTAAACAATGCAGTCACCAAAAAGATGTCACCAGCAGATTCAGGCTGAACCAGAATAACGCGCCCTTTATCATCTTTACGAAGGAGAGATTCAAATGAAACTTGTTGTTGATTTTTTTGATTGTCATCAGTGGCAACCTTGCGAAAATACTGTTCAATATCAGAACGCTTTATTCCTTCTTTCAACTTTATCATCCAATACTTGAGGCCCTCATCGTTATCAAAAATATCATTCTTGAGGATATTTTTGTACATAAACAGCAACCAAGATTTGTCATCAGACATTTCAGGAATTGAACAGAATGGGTCTTTGAATTCATGGTTCTCAACAAAATAATCATCTTGAGCCAAGGGGGCCGAATCAATAAAAGCCTCCAAAATAGGACCAAGAACTTCAATAGAAAAGTTATCAAGCACCCATCGACGGGCTTTTTTACCCATTTCTCGACGTTGGGTGAGTTTCATTTTTTCAACTTTGCCAAGTTGCTTGACAATGCTTGATGGATATGTTGAGGCTTTTATAAACTGGCTGCCAGGTTCACGATACTCAGCCCAGTCTAATGGCAAAGAACCAGCTTCGTCAACACACATATCTTCGCCGCAACTATAATTGGTTACAAGAGTTATGAGTTCAGTAAGTTTAGCTTCCTGAATCGGAATCTCTTGGCCACCAGAAGTAAAAGGATGACAGTATACATCCATTAAATTATAAACTTCATTAAGTTCACTTTCATCAATACCAATAGTAGGATGAGTAGTGACAAACTGTTTTTCAGCTTTACATGTTGGGCAAATATGTTCTGGACCATTAAAAGCTTTAACCTGATAATTGCGACAGTTTTTACATACATAAGTTGTCAGTATTTCATCCATGGGTACATTATGTTCCTTACATAGAGTCGGAATATCCCAACCTTCTGTCCAACAAGTATGTAATAGAAGTCTACTGGTGATATCTGGATGTTCTTGTTTAAAGATTTTATATCCTTGTAGGAGATTCGGAACAGATTTTCTCAACTGATTACGAAATACAAAACCAACTACAAAAGCGTGATCTGGAATACCGAACTTAGTTCTGAGCGCTTTTCGTTTCTCGTCCGATAGACGGTGAAATGAATGGGTATCAATTGGACCGCGGACAGTTTTAACATGCGTATGTCCAAGTTTATGCAGGGCTTTGGTCGCAAAATCGGCCCAAGACCAATAATTTTGAACTTTTGGGGCAAGATCAACAGCTTTGGTTAGGATTGGCAATGAATCCAAAGTTGTCCAAAGGACGCTAGGAATTTTTTTAAACCATTTTTTATCAACAGCAAAGTCTATACCCCAAATATCTTGCATTCCTATAAAAATATCTGGTTTTTCTTGTTTAACTGCTTGATCGAGAGCAAAAGCCCCGTACCCAGCCATACGTTCAATATCGCCCCAGGAACGTGGGTCGTTTTGGCGTTTAATTTGTTCCAGTTGTTGGGCGTTAACGGAAGCAATCGTTTTCCATGGCATTCTATCTGTGTCATTTACAATTTGAGTATCAATAGAACCAACGGCAAAATTAACAAGATCGTATTTTTTCGTTTTAAATAAGTATTCGAGAATAACCCTATTAACTTTTCCAAAACCAGTGAATGCAAGGGGGTGGTCTGATTGTATGAACACTTTTTTGCGACGATTTATAATGGGCGTTTCTGACATATTTGTTTTATTTTTTTTAAAAAATCTTTTACAATTTTCCTAATTTTACAGACCCGTTAATTCATCCGTGGAAGATTCAACGGCTATTGCTTCATTGGAGGGGGCTTCGGTAACTCCTAAAAGAGTCTCTTCAGGGCGGGAACCAGCATATTCTTTGGCGCGATTCAAGTCTCTGGCAAAATGCTCATGCATGACAAAAATTAGAAATTCACGAATTTCACGAGCCTCAGCAAATGTCAAACCAATATAAAACGGGTTAGTGAAAGTGGTGTCTTGTTTGCTTTTCACTGTAATCGAGAAAGAAAAACCCTTTTGAATTGGATTATCTCCATTGGTTAGCCAGGGTTCAAATTTAATGGTTTTTGGATTTTCTTCATTATCGTGGAAAGCGGAAAACGGACGTTGGCGTTCGATACAATCGAGAATAGCTGCAGCCTCGACAAAGGCAAGTTTAACGTTAACTTTCTTGGTTGGGTCGGTCAAAGACCCTTTGAAGGTTCCTGTCTTGGATGCGTCATCCCAACCGTGTTGCTTGATAAGGGTTGCAAAAACGGTATCGTTCCTGTCAGAATACCAAAATGAGGCAGCGAAACCTTTCAACGATTTAGATGGGTGATATACATGAATAGCCATAATATAGAAGTGTAATCAATGATAGGATAAACTTGGGCAACCGTCAAGAAAAAAAATGGAAATTACAGGACAACCATACGTTGAGGTTCAGAATAATATTTTAAGCGGCTTCTATTATTTAAATTTTAATAATGGCATCCAACCAAAATTATATGAATTTTCGAGTCCTGCCTACCCCATTAGCAATTTTAATGCACCTTATGATGCAATACTGCCTGCTCCACAGGGGTCATTAGGTTTATTAACGGCAGTTGGTAAACGTCTTCGTTCTGACGCAGATTATAGCGAAAGAGCTTCTGATAGGGCGGGTAAACTATATTTTTCAGACACAGCAACTTTATATGGAACCTGTCATGGTTTTGGACGAGATTTTTTGACATTTTATACTGGATTTAATTTTTACCAGGCATTCTATCCAGCAGGATACTTTTCGCCGCCTTATGGAGAATCACTTTCCATTTTTAAAGCAAATTCCAACAGCGCACAGGCAAATTCCAATGCCACACAAGCTTTGAATAATGGTGCGTGCAGTAATATTAACATTACCGAATATAATGAAACTTTTGGTATTGTTTCAATTACTGATTCTGATGTGGGAGATGTCACAGACAGTCTCTCTGCAAACATGTATGCTCCAATTTATAGTGCGGCAGAGGTTTGTCCCCCACCAATTTCAATTACAAGCTATTATGATGAACTTAATTTTAATCAAATTCAAGGTACTACCACTCAACTTGGTGCGGGAACCTTTTACAATGGAAATCCTATTCCTACTTCTCTGGATATATTTAACATCAAGTTAAATAGTAGATACAATATTACTGGGGCTGGGGATGGACGAATGATAGTTTACTATAAGAATGGTACAAATATCTTTAAGCCACAAGAATCATATTCTGCTTCTAATCAGGAAAACCTGCTGAATAATGTTTTATGTTTGGCTGGTATCATGGAGAATAATACATCTGCTGGTGCTGGTACAAATGGGGATCAAATGATTCAGGCTCCTGATCAGAATTTAGGTAATGCTGGTAGTCAATCATTCATTAATCAGGGTACAGATACGGCCTGGAATTACTGGCACTTCACTTTTAAAGAAAATGCCGACACGCTTCCATTTTCAAATAATTTTAGTGCAATCAATGGTGGTGAACCAGTCTCTGCAACGAATGAGGGGGCCAATGAAGGTACTCAATTATTCCTTCCTGTTCTATCTAGTTCAGATGCTTATTGGCAAAATCGTCAGTGTCCTGACACTGTTGACTTTCTTCCCTGGACATTTGGCGCATCTATTTATGCGTGCCCATCATATCATTTTGATGTTCCATATTATGCTGCGATTAAAAAGTTCGGATTCTACGGTACACGTTTCTTAAACACTTGTAATGCCCTAAATCTTACAAATACATGGAATGGCGTGGCTAATGCTATTGAATTACCCGCCAGCACAACGAATGTACCCATTGCTGAAAATCTTGCCGAACCAGCGGGAGTTGATGCCAAGGGGTCATGGTCTTTTGCTGTATATGATAACCTACTAAATACCGCGAAAGCTGAAGAAAGATTCTCAAACATGTTTGCTTTAAACAAAGGATTTTTCCTTTGGGCAAACACGGGTAATTATACTTCCGACCCAAACTTTTTGACACTGTCTCAGATCAGTGGATTTGGGGCATCGTTCTCTGCATTAATTGGACAATTTTCCGCCATGTTTACTGGCGGACTATCTTCGTTTGTTAGTGGAGTTCCAGCCATTATTGTTCAAAAAGTTCAAGCGGGTAATGGTGTAACTGAACTTGCGTCATCAACTTATGTTGGTAATAGTAATAGCTATAATGATTTGATGTTTTCAAATCAACCCTATCAAAACTTTCTTACAAACATAGGTAACTTTTTTCCGACAAGCGGCCTTCCATATCTAAATATTTTTGCCAATCAATATGGTTCATTTGTCATGGATCAAAATGGTAATCCCAACGAGTCATTTTATTCAGGCATGATTTCTGGTAGAGAGCAAAGAACTCTCACTAGATACATGGAAAATACAGTGCAAGGAAACCCGATTGATTTATTTCCAATCAATCATATTTTGTTTTCCTTTGATTCTGCACGAGAATATCTTGAAAATACAGGATGGAACCGTGGTTTGGGTGGATTTGCCAATACTCAACTCCCAGTAATCAATCAAAGATTTTTTGAAGGGGCATATGGAAATGCCAGTCAAATTACTGGATTGCTTCAAGTATTGGATTCATTGAATTTTATTGACAATACATCGTTCTATCCAGGATTTTTCAATGACATTACTGTCAACAAAGACATTCCAACCCCAAGCTATGTTCCTGTTGTAAGCGGAATTATTCTCGATAATCAGGGAAGAAGTTTCTCTTCCAGCGGATGGCTTGCCTTGGGTTATAACGAGATTGGAAAACTTGATGGCAATTTTTCTTGTTTCACCCCCATTTTTGTTCAACAACCTTTAGATAATGTATTTACAAAGATTGGACAAGCACCAACTTTGCGTGCGATGGCGGTTGATTACCACTCTATTCCTGATGATAAAATCACGCCACGTTATCCTGAAATTCTTTATTGGGCATATAATTTAAAACTAGTTGATGATAAATTCAACAATCTGTATCCAGTACAATATAAATGGCTGCGCGTACCGATTAGCCAATATGCTGGCTGGTTTATGTCGGGAATCTTGACTGGTGATTATGCCAGTGTAACTGGCGATTGGTCTTGTCTGGAAAATGGTGGATCAAATTGTACGATCTGTCATCTAAATCAAAGTTCTCCAACGGGAGTTTTGGGGACAACCGATCAATATACTTTTTTGAAAGGTGTAAACTATGGAATTGATGACCAATACTACTATATGTGTGTTGCGTCGGGAAGATTTGGTGTTCGTATTAGTGAACCTACCACGCTGACAATTGAAAACTGGACAAAATTTGATGTATCACTCAAACTGGGTTTGAATCAAAGTAATATGCCTCTTTCGTTAAATTTCATCATCAATGATGTGAATGGGGAAAATCATAGCATCACATTTGCTCCATTGGAACCAACAGTTGCCTATCAGGGTTATCAAGCTGACCCATATGCAATTCCAGAAGCCGTTATTGAAGAAAAAGTCCCGCCGCCAAATGCTGGTTATGGAGACGTATCAGCTTTTAAATGTGTTGGACCAATTGGATATGTTGGGGCGACTAGAAGTTATCAACCAGATACTTTGGAAGATACTCGTGGTGTTCGTGGGGCATGGGGACGTTTCATTGAATACGGTTCTCTTATTTCATTGGGTAAAGCTCTGAGTCAATTGGAGGGCGATCTTCTTTATGGATATCAACATTTGCCCAAATGTGTCAATTATGAGATGCCTTATGGTAATCGTGGTGCCATAGTTTCAGCGCAACTAGGAAGTTATTATATTAGTCACTGGACACTTGACCAACAAGCTGTTGCAGCTACGGCGGATACAGTAGGAATGATTTGGACAAGTCTAACAAATGTAGCTCAACTTTATCCACCAATTACAACTCGTGGATTACCTGGAACTGATCCTTATATTGCTGGTTTCGCCATCGGACAGTGGCAATGGGGAAACAATTTGGGGGCAATTAAACGTTTTGGATATTTATCAACTCCAGCTTCCCAAGATTTGGTATTTACTGGGCCAGGTTCTCCATCAACCGCATCAACTACTTCACAGTTATTAAATCAAGTGAAACAAAAGATTTTGTCTCCAAATGATCTGGCTGGTTCAAATTGTGGCTACTCTATACTAGGATTAGGTAGAAATATGCTATATTATTTGGAGGCATACGACCGTTTCTATCTATTATGTGACGATGCGAAAAAGAAGAATGTTCAGGATATCTCCTTTATTTGCCCAGGACTTAGGGCAACTAATTCTGCCATTCAATATTGTTGGTTGGGACATCCATCAAATACTTATGTCGAAAGACATCCAATGTATGGTCCTTATGCCTATCAATGGAAAGTCAACCGTCACAATCGTGATCGCAATGGTAATGGTATCTCCGAAGGATTTTACTCAATGGAATATAGGACAAAATATACCCTATTGTATGACGCCCCAGCCATCTATGGTTTGTATCTCAAAAAAGATGCAAGTCAAATGTACAAAAATAAGGTTAATGATATGATCTCCTATCGAAACGCTCTATTTCCTGGGGATGTTGACATTACAAGTCTTCGGGGAATCTGGCTTGGAGTTGGTGGTAGTGAAGGTGATTATCTAACTTATGGAAATATGTTTTGCTCATCTGATACGGACGCAAATTCAGCCCTTTGCCAATATATTAGTCAGGCCCAAAGTTTTGGAAGTAGTCCAGATTTTCAAGCATATGGTTGTGATGCCGCCCAATTAGCTTTAGGCCAATGTTTTGACCCCTGTCTGAGTATGCGTTATGGTCAGGGATTTTTAGCTGGGGGAAAGGTACAGAATTTATTTGGTGATAAACCAACTACTTCTCAAAACGTCAATACAGCAGCCACGATAAGACTGGTTGCAAGTAGTAATTTGGATAAAAATGGAAACATTATCACAACTGATGAACAATCTGTAATAGACCCAAATATTTACTTCCGCAGTCCAATTAACACCCCGCACGCCCGTGCGTGGAGGGGTTTAAGTTCAATTCCTGAAATCACGATCAATCCACAAAATATTGTTGGAATGAGTCCTTGCAAGGATGGGGGCACAGATCATTGTAATTATATCACTCCTACCGTACATTTGAATACAAGTACCATATTACTCACTTCTTCATCGGCTTTTGTTGTTGCAAAAAATTATGCTGCAAACCTCTATGAATCATATAATATAGCTGGCAGCAATAACGATTAAGGTATGGGAAATTTAATGGAAATCTTTGGGATGGCCAGTGTCGCATCCTATTTAAGGGGACTAACCAGTTCTTTGGAAACGTCTCGTATTCAAGGAATGGTTGATGGAATCACTGTTGGATTTGGAATGCCAAGCACTGACGGCGATACCTTATTCTTCTACTATCAATCTTCACCAGATTTGCCATCAACGGCTGGCTTTGACAATGTCAGTTGGTTTGCTCTTTATCAACAAGACGTTGAAAATATTATCAATAAGTTCTTACCAAATGAAGCAGAAATCAACCGTTTGACGTTGAGTATTGCCGTTTACTCTATTATTTGGGCTTATGCATTGAATACCGCAATTCAACCAGGTGATCTTGTTCCAATAATAGGAAGTACATTAGTTTCCGTGGCTCAATTGGCAAACAATAATGCCCCGTTCAAAACAGTCAAAAATGGAAATACAACAACAATAATACAACCATTCTCAGCAGAGATTATTGCAAGTCTTACTAATAAAGACTATGCTGCTTCTCTGGCACAAGTAGCCGCATCCGCGAAAACCAGTCAAACTCAATTGGCCAATTACAATTGGTTTGATGTTTCTAGTTTCTTTGCGAAACCAGATTTGCAAGTTATGAAAGACATCGAAAGTCAGTATTATTATATTTCTGGTGTCCTTAATTACATGGCTCCACAAGAAATTCCTCCAGATTGTATTGGGGATCAGATAATTCTTCAAACTTACACTGGGGAGACAAATACAACATTCATTCGTAATACCCCATGTAAACAGGTTAGTTCTTATGTTGGTCCACTAGAGCAGTTGACATTTAACCGAACATTTAGCGATGGACCATGTTCTAGTGGAGATTTTACTTTGGCTGTAAAATCTGGATATTTTGATTTTGATCAAAGTATTCTTCCACCAAAAGATTATTTGAGTAATGCAATTAATTTGTATTCATTTTATCAGGATACAAATGGAAATTATATTCCTCTTTGTACTAGCCCAACTTTTATTGATGCTAATGGACGTTATGATATTTTAAGCGAACTTTCGGCTAGTCCTGGAACTCTTAGCTGCGTTGATGTGCCTCAGAGAATGCATGTGGGTGATGAACTTCCGCGCCGACAAGGCAAATATAATAGTCATGGTAAATGTATTGGATGGACATTAGTAAATGTCACTGGCTTTAAATATGTTTCATTTGAAATCCCTTCAACAGGTTTTAATCAAAACCTTTCTTACTATAAACTAAATCCTGTTCCAGCAATCTCTGGAGTTCTACAACGGGCATTAAATTTAAATCCTAATCCATATGTTGCAACTCAAATGGGAGACTTTTATTTCCCATTTACATTGGACATTTATGAAAATCAACACTGGTATGTTGGTCCACCACAATTGAATGGAACAAATACTTTGCCATCATTTGCTTTTTATCAGCATTTTGACAGTACAAATTTCAATGACAACATGAAAATTGTCATGTTTCCATGTCTAAGTTCAAGCGATGGTACAACGGCAGGAGATACTTCAAGAACATTTTCCATATCAACAATGATGGCTGCAAGTGGATCAAACGACGCTCATTTTCCCTACAAAAATCCTTATGGAACAGCCACATTTTACACGGGAATTTCATCAAATCTTGCTGGTGCAGATACTATTGCCAAACAATGTTTTGGCATGGGAGATGCTTTTGAAGGTCAGTATACAATTACAAGCTATCCAGCTTGGAATTCAAATTTCAGTTATACTGGTTATGCAGCGACGTCTAGCAATGGACAAGTTGTTGATTTATTAGATGTCGCGCAAGAATATAATGGATTTATTTTAGGAAGTCCTGTTCAGTACATGCAGTACATTAATGGATATTCTGGAGCAGAAGGCGTCAGTTCTATTAGTCAATTGGTTGCATTAGATGGTTCTGGTAATTTCGTCAACTATTATTATTTGGATGAACGCCTTTATTCTAATGTGATTCTCGATGCGGGAATTTGGAATTATTTTGCACCAGTTCCATCTCACATGGATGGAAATTCGACAAGACTTTTTTACACTCAACAAGTTGAGAATTACCTTCCGCGTTATTCTTCTGGACCTTTTGCTTCGTATATGGAGTCATTTCTATATCCAAATGCAAATCAGACCGCCCGTAAATATGGGATAAAATCTAATGGATTTCCAGTTTCTATCACTTTTGATGTTGAGATTAGAGAAGAGGCTATAAAAGAAATTTATGGCACTTTCACTATTTTGCCAAATGGTAATATTTCAACCTATCCAACCTTTGTTACACCAATTCGCTCGGTGTCAACCAATGGTAAGAATATCAATCCCGTTACAAATCAAGGAACTGGAATTCCTTTGATGTATACAATTTTTCAATCGAGCGATATCTATCAAGTTTCAAATTATGATTTCACAACTTGGGCTATTGGTTCTGATTTTGAATATACAGCCAAGTTACCCGTAGTTGATATAAATTGGTCTCCAAATACTTATAATTATGATAATGTTTTAAATCCTCCATTAGGATACAACAATAACACTTACACGAGCGACATGAACGGGAATCTTGTTGGTAATCTATTCAAGAATGGAGTTCTACAAACTGGAAATGGAGGACAGGCTCATACAATCATTACTGGGCCAGGGCAAATGGTAAAAACAGTTTATGATGAAAACCCCACTGCTGTTGCTCTTTATCATGGATTTCACAGTTGGGAACAAGCAGGAACAATTACCTATGTTCCTCCCATTTATAATCTTGCCAGCGGAGATTTATTTGTAAGTCCTCAGTTGTTAAATGCTTTCCCTGAAATGCAAACATTTCTTGGATATATTGCCGTGGATTTTAACAATCACCTGTATAATTTGACTACTGGCACCGATCCAATATTTAATCAATATGTTGGAGGACGAGTTGGTGGTCCAAATCAAGAAGCAGAAGGTGGATGCCATTCTGAGGGAGTAATTGGTGATAAATGGAATGGAATGGTTTATCAAAATTATGGAGCAGTTCAATACGAGTGTATGGAAAATGGTGGCGTCTTCAAATACAATTATCGTGAACCAGATAAAGATTCGGAATTGATTCTTTTTGATGTTACTCAAACTGGTAGTACACTTTGGCTTAAAAACATGGCCTTCTATCCATTTTATCAAGAGCGTTTGGGAAGTGAGTTTACCTCTAACATTCAAATTCCATACTCTCGCGGAAATACAAGTGGATTTTTGTCAACCGTTTATCAAAACAATTTGTTGAATTTTGATTTATCTTCATTCTTTCCAATGATTCCTGGTATAGGATGGTATGATGAAAATCCCCTTGTTATTGGGCCATTTGATCGTGACGTATCTTTGTGCGTTGAATATCCAAACAGTGTGGTGGCTAGTTCTGAATTATTTATCAATGGGTGGCAATTAACAAACATGCAATATGGTCTTGATGAATGTGCCTCTCGTGATTGGCTAAGGCAACCCATATTTGTGGATACAGGGATTATATTGAATGAAAATGGCCGAGGACAATATTTCTCTATTATGAGTAAGGTTCTTTCTGGAAATTCATTTAATATCAATGTATTTGCCGAGAAACTTGGTTCGCCAAACGACCCAACTGGTATAGGAATGATGTCTGGTGCAATTGTATCACTCAAATATTTGCCTTCTCGCTATGGATCATTATATGATGGTAATCTTTTTTCGGGTGAAGAAGGATGGACTGACCCTTATCGTTATGTTAGCGGCATGATGCCAATTCCGTTAAAGATCAATAACCAAACACTTGAGGGTCTCGCTGGCTCATATTCGACTCCAATTTTTTCCCGCTCAGGACTTTATTATCCTTTACCCGACGATTCTGACAATTTTGCAGATTTCACAGGGAATGGTTCGGCAGATAAATATGGAAATATTACTTATCCTCGTGGATTTAACATTCAAACGTACTGGCAGAATAAAGTGCGGGAATCTCAACAACCAATGACGTTGTCTGGATGGAGAGAGGGTAGTCGCCTTTCGATCATTATTAAGAATGTTAATTTAAATTTTGATGTGGTTCCTTACCAGCAGAGGCAAGTAGTTATTCCTTCTGGAACTTGTATCGTTAGCGGACAAATGGGTTACTTGGCCCAAGCTGAAAGTTCTGTTTTTTCCGAGGGAATTATTGTACAAAATATCACTGCTCCCGATCCTTTAACGGGTCTATACAACCCAATGTTCGTATCTGACGTATTACAGAGGTTGAGTGGAATTATTAGTGGTATTACTGGTTCTAGCTTGGTTATATCGGCCCCATCAATCGTGGAACAGCGTGCTTTCATTTCTGGAATCTCAGACGATGAAACATACGTTGGAGAAATGACACAACCACCACAAAATTACAATAAGTTATTGTGGCCTGCTCTGAGTGATCTGGAATATCTGAACGCTGGAGAAACCATCGAACAGTTACCAACTGATGACGGCAATACTTATCTTAATTCAAATTTGATTTTTAGTGCTTCACAGGGCCAATTATTGCCAAATGGAACAAATAATCCAAACGTAAATAAGACCTATGCTGTTATCAATGAATTTCAAATGTATGATTCTCTTTCAACAGATGCATTATTGAATTCGGGTGTTTGTCTGACCACGAGAACTGGGCCAAAAAACATAATTTCTCAAAAGACAATGTCTGGCGCACTGGCCCCCGCAAGTTCATCACTGAACCTGATTAACCAGGGTCTTTTTTAAAGTTTTAATTCTCCCGTGTCTCCTTTGAGATCAGAGAGTTTAGTGTAGATTTGATTCTGTTGAATGGCAATTTCATTGGCGAAAATAGTATCCTTGCCCATTTTCTTACCCTTGACGATCACAATGTCTTCTTCCGAAGGCATCTTACCATTCGTATCTTTACACTTATCAAGGGAATCACTAAAGATCATAACTTTGATCGAGCCCGTTTCATCACTAATGACCATCTTTGAGTACTTGTTTTTATTCTTTGACAGGCCACTCTTTGGTTCTTCCTCAATAAAACCAATGAAGTCACAATAACGTCCTTCTTCCAAATCTAAAACTTGCGTCACAGGAATCAGTGAAGATTTCTTATCCATGAAAATTTCGCGCAACGTTGTGTAAATCGCATATCCCAATAAGCGTTTTTCATACCACCAGTTGGCAAAACTTTCGCAAATCTTATTCTGCTGATAGATCAACTTGTATTTTGCCGAGTTTTTTTTGATCGTTTCAAAACGAGAATCCTTGATGAAAGACTTGCCCTTTTCATCTTTTATTGTGGTATTCAGGGCTTTGATTAAAGTTGGTAAGTAAAAATTATATTCCTTACCAAGCTCAAGAGATTTTTGTTTTTCCCTTGGCTTTAATAAATTCCACAGTTGCGCCTCATATACCAAATGAGTTCTGGTTTTACCAAAACCATCCAATGTACCAGCCTGAATCAAGGCAGATAGTACTCCAATGTCCAAACCAGCCTCTTTTGAGGATTCAAAAAGCTCAAATTTGTTGGCATGTTCGCGTTTGAAGTCATTGAGTTTTTCTATCGTCTTTCCAGCAATACCCTTGATTGAAGAGAGACCAAAACGAATATCTGAGCCTTCGACAGAAAAATCCATATTTGATTTAGCCAAACTTGGTGGTAACAAACAAATACCAATATGGATCATTTCCTTGTGAATCTTGGCAATTTCACTAATTGGGTCGGGTTCATGTTGTGACATCTTCAATAAGGAAAGATAGAATTCAGTTGGGTAGTTGAATTTTAAGTAAACGGTAATTGCGGTTAAAGCAGCGTAGCTATACGAATGTGATTTATTGAATTGATACCCAGAGCTGTCATTTAAGATTTTCCAAAAAACATCTCCAATTTTTGAATCCAGTTTATTTTCATCAATTTTATGTTTAATTTTATCTTCCCAGAGTTTTATTTCGTCTATTTTTTTCTTAGAAATGCATCTTCTAATTTGCTCAGATTCGTCCAAAGAAAAACCTATTTTATTTGCCATCTGCATCGCCTGTTCCTGATATAAACACAAACTTCCCGTTTCTTTCAAAATATCATCAAAAAATGGATGTACTTTTTCGTAATCTTGCCCATTCGTAAAGCCCGCATATCTATCTATGAATTGACTTGCTCCAGGTCTTGCCAAAGCCAAAATGGCACTTAATTCATTAAAATTGTGGGGCTGTACTTTTTGAGTTGTTTTGAATCCCAAATCAGCTTCAATTTGAAATAGCCCATGTGGATATTTAAGATTTTGTAGATTTTCGTAAATAGAAGGATGATTTAAATCAATATCTTCTACCTGAATTTTTAACATTTTGCAAATATCATCAACGACAGACACACCACGCAAACCTAAAGCGTCCAACTTAACAGTGAATAGGGAAACCCAGTTCATATCATAGCCAGAAACAATGTCCTTATCTGATGAAAGTTCAGTCGGACAACATTCGTCCAATTCGTCATGAGAGATTAAAATACCAGATGGATGAACCCCTTTGTTCTTGATAAGGTCTTTGATCTTTAGCACATTCGTGTAAACACGCGGATTGGCATTGCACCATTCTTTCAATTCTGTAACGGGCGCAACCTTCCATTTGTCAGAATCTTTCTCTTTAACGCCATTTATGGCATCTTCCAATTCGACAACGATACCGTGCAGCTTGGGAATCATCCCTGTCACACGAGTCATTTCTTCCTCGGGTTTCATGCCCACGATTTTACCGACTTCCTTGATAACAAGCTTGGAAGAAAGCGTATTAAACGTGAGAATCTTGGATGTCTTTCCCTTAAACTTTTCTTCGAGGTATTTCAAAACCTTCGGGCGATTGTAATAGCAAATATCCAAATCAACGTCGCACATTAGAGAACCATCAAGATAGGTGATTCCGTCAACCACTTTCTTTTTGGCGCGAGTTTTTGAAATGAAACGCTCGAAATAAAGACCATACTTGATTGGGTCAATTTTAGTCACACCAATCAAATAGAGAACCAAACTTCCAGCCGCCGAACCACGCCCAAGCCCCGTTGGGATTTTATTCTCTTTACAATAATTGATTACATCCCATACCAAAAGGATGTAGTCAACGAACCCAAGTTCCTGCATGATACCCAATTCAGTTTTAACACGTTCAGCATATGCATCGTAATTCTTTTCTCCCTTCTGGAAATTTAAAGTTTTGAACCCTTGTAAGCAAAGGCCATGCAAAAAATCATAATTGGATGTAGTACGGTCAAGCTTTAGCGTGTCTTTGTATTTGTCTTCGATGACAAACGTGGGTAATCTTACTCCATTAATTTTAATAACTAAGGAATCAAACTGTTTTAAAAAGTCATCTGCATTCATAATTGTGATAAATAATTTTAACTAACTGAAACGTTTACCTATTTCATTTTTTATTATTGGCATAATTCAGGATTTTCAAAGATATTTCCGATAATTGTATAATCCGAATATCCTTGTGGATAACCATTCGAGTAAATCATGCCAAAAAGATCAATACTTGAATCATCACGTCTTCTTACTCTCCATCCCCCAAATTTAAAAATGATCTCTCCATACTCAGAAACACTGTATTTAACAATATCTCCTTCATAAATCTTTTTTTGATTTTTATCTGTAAAACCAGTAAATTGTTGAATTACATAATTCTCTGGAGTATACATGGGACGAAAAACCCCACTTTTATCCCAAACTTCAAGTATTGCAGGATTATCCCATTCTTTATTAACAAGATTCCATACTCTAAATTTTATTTCTCTATTATTCATATTGATGCTATAATTCTATATGAAATTTTAGTTTGTTCCAAATTTTTAAGTTGAGTTCCAAATCGCAAAGTGCATCATGGAGGTTTTCGTAATCGTGTTCAATACCAAATTCTTTACCAAGAGCGGTAAGATTAGTTTTCACTCCCTTTACTATGATGTTAGCCATGCGATACTGATACTGCAAAAAGTTGTCTTCGGCTGGTTTGAATGGAATCCCCATTTTGTAACCCTGAGCAATAGCTTTTGTATCAATAATCTTTGGCATCATCCACTTCCAGGGCCTGCCCATCATTTCGGCATAATCCTTCAAAAGGTACAAATCGAACTTCAATCCATTATGCATGATAATATAATCGGCTTCTTCGAGAATTGGCCAGAACTTTTCAAATGCAGGCTGGGGATTGATTGCCAACTTAGCATGTTGCTGTGGGTTATAGCGAGTGATAATAGCTGCTTCCTTGCCAATAGACAGATGCGGTGCATCTGGCCAGTTAACACGAATGTCGAGTCCATCAACAATACTCTCCCCCTTGACTTTTAGTACCCCAATCTGCCATGGCCGATTCTGAATGAAACTCAAACAAAGGTTGAAAGTCTCTAAATCCAAAAAACAATAAGTAACATCTTTTCTATATCTGAGCAAATGACCATTCATTTTATTTAATTCCTTTCAAAAATTTTTCCACTTGTCAAAATTAAACTGATTACTTCCCATATGGTCGAGATTTGGGTTTTCCAATGTTGCCCTCTTGGTGCCACCCTTCTGGCTGATACAACGAAAAGTAATGTACGCCTCGAAGTCTTCGGGATGATAGTAATAGATAGACTGAGCAGGAATTACTTCATATTTATCCAAACAGAACTTTTTAACTTGAGCTTGCAAGCCTTCATCAAATGGAAGATTATTATCTTCAACTAAGAAAGTTGGCTTTGTAAACTCCAAATCTGGGACATGCAAGTGAGACTCATACGAGTTAGAGTACAAAAAAGAATCATAAAATGGAACTACCAACTTGAGATTATCATTCCAGAATTTTTTCAAAGTTTTAAAATCAATGCAAGGAGAGTAATAAAACCCGTCTCGTGCAGCAACAGACCATATTTTCATTAAAGCTTTGTAACCCTCTGTGTTTTTGGCGAAAACGATATATTTTGCCCGACGGTTCAAAGATGGGTCATCCTTGATTGTCATGTCATCATTAACATCAAATCTTATACCAAATATCAATTTTATTTTGTTTTCATCAGCGACTTTACTGGCTTGCAAAAGGCCAGAAATATTATCATCCACCAAAACTAAAGTATCGAGGTTATGAGTTTTGAGAATGTCAAAAATTGAAATCGGATATGAATCTTTCTTACCCGTGGGTTTTTCAAGTGTTAAAATTGATTTGCCTAAACTGTAATGGCTTTTAAAGCATCCAAGAACTTTGTGATCCATAGTTTTAAGTATATGTCAATTTTGCCTATATGTCAAGTCAGAAATCATCGAATGGGTTCGCATTTCGCTTTATGGGGGCAACTTTAGCTTTACTAATAAAGTCACATGCATTAACGTGGCGAGGGCACCCATTGTAATGAAGTTTCTCGACTATTTCTCCCCGACTAAGAGGTTTTAGGTCTTTTTCTTCCAAAACAGAATATAAGATTTTATTATCCTTTTTAACGACCCAATAATCAAATGAAAAGCGATAGGCACAGTGCCATTTCTTCGTACCGTCCTTTTTAAGCTCTGTTGGAGACTTGGCGAAGCCACAGAGCAGTTTGCCATTAAAACCGTCGTCATGGGGCTGCTGGTCGGCAGCAAAGGCACTTTTGGCAGAGAATTCATTGAACATTTGGACTCGTTTCTGAACGTTGCCCAAAAATAACTCAAAACCAGCTAAAGTATCATCTGAAAACGATACTTCCATTACGGGGTCTTCTGGGAATTGCAAAAAGACGAAGCGAACGACGGGCTTTAGGTTGGGCCAAATCTGTTTTGCAGCATAGCTGTACATCAGAGCTTGCATATTGGATTCTTCATCCTCGCCCTTAAACTTCATTTTACTTGATTTATAGTCTTCGATCAACAAAGTATCACCTTTGATAGATGGTTTATCCATGAATCCCTTGATGCGGAACTGGGGTTTAATGAGATCAAATTTATATTCGGGGGCAAGAATTTGACCGCCATTGACATAGAAATCGTTTTTCAAACCAACCAAAATCATCTGATCTATGTGGGTGAGAATGGTTTGTGTGTTGGGAAGATTAGCCCGTTTAATGTACCATTGAAGTAATCGCCAAATTGCAGGAACGGCGGCGTTCGTGCCATCTTTGATAATTTTGTCAACTTTGGACTTATGTTTCTTATTTAAAAGGGTCTCGAACATCCAGTGACATACTTCACCTTTACAACTTCCTTCATTTTTAGCTTGAGGAATCCTTAGATGATAATTGCACCAGTATAACCAGGAACAATTCTCCAGGGTTTTAACCTTAGACGCAGATAGTGCGCTTAGTTCTTTAGGTTGTGTTGTTGTTTCCATAAATTTATTTGTTCAGAGTTCATAACTCCGAAGTCTTTCTGATCTGGTATGGCTATCGTAATTTGATCTTCATCAAAATAAGACATGAGTTTCTTTTTTGCATCTACCGCCGCTTCATTGCCGACAAATTCATTATCTTCATCGTTATTAAAAGCAACCACAATATGTTTGATATTAATTCGTAACAAAAATTCGATGATCTTTTTACTGACTTCTATGCCAAATGTTACCAGAACATTTTTAATTCCATTTTCCCAAAGGGAAAGCATGTCTCCAATACTTTCAACAAGAATGACTTCTTTATATTCTGTGATAATATCGGCATTTAACTTCAAAGGATACAACCAATTAGACTTTGCGCCGCAGTGTTTCCACTTGGGAAATTCAGGCTTGTCGTTTAACATGCGACCACTAAATCCAATCAAATCTTGATTTTCGTCATAGATGGGAAATACATAACGATAAGCCATCTTACCATTAAATATGGTTCCTCCTTCAAATAATTCAATAATGTGTTTGGAAATCTTTCGATTTTCCCAATACTCATGATTCTTCTGTAGCTTAAACAAAAGATTTTTGTCAAATTTTTTTACTTGTGTCAATTCATATTTATGATCGGCATGACTTTGTAATTCGGGTAATGTACCCAAAACAGTAGAAGCTTCTGCTAGGGTATGTAAATTCAACGTTAATTGAATCAGTTTTTGAATGGAACCCCCCATTCTAGCACTAAAATCATACCATTGGCCTGTAAGTTTATTTACGGCCAAAGATGTGTTATTATCTGATGAACGATATAACGGAGCCATTCTCCATTGTTTACCAAAATCTCGTAAATCAGAATAACCTATTTTAAGTAAGATGTCTCTTACCTCAGTCATATCGTATCATTTTCTGTGGTTGTTGTTTCGTCTCGAACCAAAAACGTAGAATTTGACCAACTAATCGTATCCCTTAGGGTTCCGCGCTCTTCCACTTCAAAATTCTCAATATTGATATTGATGAAATTTTTTACCCATTTCTTTTTGCCGTCAGGAAATCGTCGAAGAATACGATTGTTATAACCTGTAGCCTCTCGCCCTTGTTCACGAATAACAATTTCAATAAGTTTATGACTACCACTATGTGGAGTATCCAAGGCTACCTCGTCAGGAGTACGTTGGCGAAAAATCCAAACGCCAGAAGCAAAATGAGTGATACGGTCAGAAAGACCAATTGAACGTTCGTCATCTTGCATCTCTGCACTGGCGCGGTCTCCAACAACACCCTCACGATTGTTTTGACATGCAGTTAAAAACGGAGAATCAAGTTCCTCGGATAGTTTTTTGATAAAGTCAACTTTATCCCCCATTTCTTGATATTCTCGGCGAGATTTTTCATCATTACCTATGATCTTAATATAATCGTAGATAAATAAACAGTCTTTGCCACGGCCAACATACTTGTAGTACCAGCGGCGGCAGATCGCTGCAATTTCTTCAATTGGTTTATTTCCAACGGCCATGTGATAAACCTGATTATAATCCTGATCAAGAGCTTTACCTATTGAACGGACTTTTTGAACATATTCGTTATTTTTGCGCCAGTTACCTGTTTTAAGGTGCCAGAGACCGACCTGAGTCTTGGCCGCACCAGAACGGTATTTGACTTCATAACGAGACATTTCTGTGTCAAGAATGAGAACTGGAATTTTTTGCGTTTTACTAATTTCCATGCCTAATGCTGCAAGAAAAGTACTATTATGAGTTGGTATCATGGCCTTCCCGCAAAGAAATATATGAGATTTATGTTCGACCTCAATACAAACAGTATTTCCTCTTCCAAAGGGTCGGGCCTTAATATGACGATTTGGAAATTTTTCTTTACAAGAAGGTAAACAGGCCCCTTTATAATGAAAATTAATTCTATATTTCCATACAAAAGCTTTACCGTATAACTTTGCGGGATTCTTTCTTAAGTAGGCTTTAATCCCAAGAGAATGAATCAATTCTAATATTTGTTGAGATAATTGTAGATTTTTATTGCAAAATTCTACTCTTCCCGTCTTAGGGTCTATACAATCATTACTATCTATCAAACCTTGTAGTAATTTTCTTCTTTGCTCGATAGATGCTCGGAGATAAATACTGGGAATATGTTTATTGCTGATTAAATCAAATTTACAGAGAAAGGTAAGATAATCCGCATGACTTCTCGCAAATGTTCCATTTCCCAACCAAATACCTAAAATATATGGGTCAATAGGAAGATTTTGTTTTGGTAAGACAAGAGCCATGGATAATGGCAGTGATGGAGTTTGGGGTCGGATATTACGACTTTGGGTAATGTTATACTGATACAATGATTTTGTATCCATTATTTCCCACGGATAATCTACTCTTTTACGGATTGGCCATTCATGGGCTTCATCACAAATGATATGCTGTTTATCACAGGTTGTGACTTTGTATAATTGTCTATTTTTCCAATAAGCTTTATTAGTTACTTTGGTAATTTGTCCATCTAAAGTAAAAACCTCATCACCAATATTTAAATCTTTTATTTTAACAAAACCTTTAGGCGTCGGAATAGGAGTATTCTCTTCTAAAGCTTTCCCAGCCTTGGCGCGAGCAGCAAAAATATACAAGTTCTTCCTTCTAAAGCCACCGTACAAACGATTGAATTCAGGAAATGGCGTTGGAATACCAATTTCTTCCATGGGATTGTTACCGCGTTCCTCAACTTCATCATAGAACCCATCGAATAATCTTTCTGGTTCATTATTTATGTCAAACGAATTAATTTTCTGCCCGTAGAGAGCGTCAATTTCACCAATAGTAGCGTCCAACTCATTATTAACGTTTTTATTGATGGTATCCTTCATAATATCCAAAGTAACCTCTAGGTCTCTCAGGACTCGGAATTTTACCAACTCGCTGGCGGCGCGGATAGTTGCTTGTGGAGTGACTGGGGTAAAAGAAATTGACTTGATATAATCAAAAATATCAATATCATCCTTGAACGAGATTCCAAGGTTTTTGATTTTTTGAGCAAGAAGTACTCTGTCAATCTTTTCGTTATTAACGAAAGCCTGGCGAATACATGAATAAATTACGCTGTGGGGTTTTGCAACGAAATCATTTTCGCCGACAAATCTATCCACATCTGCGATTACCTCTGGATTGTTAATCAGACCGCTTAATACGTGTTTTTCGATTTGCAATGAAAATAAAGCCATGCAATATCTTAGCAAAAACTTTGGTTTTTGTCAAGAGACTTCAGAATTTTCTTCATCACCATCGTCGCAGTTCATACCTCTAGCCTCAAGATAATCTTCCCTTGCCCCTTCAATGTATAGGTCTTGAAGTGCTGCCGCTGAGTCAGTCATGTACTTTTGCATGGCCAATGCATGAATATTTGTATCAAAAAACATAGTCTGTCTTGGCATACCGTTCTCGTCAAAATAAAACACAACAAACCCACCCACACAATGCTCTTGCAGTTGGTGAATAAGTTCCTTGGTGATAATATTTTTAGATGTACCCTTCGGTTTAGATGTTCCCATATCCTAGATTACACATTCATAGGGATATTTGAAATTTCTCTTTGATAAATTCTGGCGAAAGTTTGTCAATTTCATCAAAATTTACTTCAATTAATTTAAAATTATTTTTTTCAAGCCATTCCGTCTTTTGAACATCGCGCTTGATCGAAGCTAAATATTGAATCGGCTCATGGTTATGAAAGTAGTGTAATTGAGAATGTTGAGGGCCATTTACTTCGACGGCAATTCTATACGTTGCATTTAGCAAATCCACTTTCATTAATGAACCATAAACGGGAAATTCCTCATAGCAAATACATCCCAACCAATATGGTTTGAAAAACTGCTTTGTTCGGAACTGAATCTTGGATTTACACTCGCCCTCCCAATCAATACGAAACCTGGCCACATTTTTATGAACTAAACGGCCCTTGATGTTATAAAGTCTCATTAGGCATGTAGTGCCTTGATGCGGTCCAGGACAACTTTCAATACTTTGGGATTAGCCTCGAAATAATCAGAAAACTGTTCGAGCCCCTGATGCTTGGATTTTAGCTCAAGACGGGGTGATAAAGGTAGTTCGGCACCATCTTTATTTTTTTTATTCTTTTCTTTGATGATTTCATTTTCTGCATCAATTGATTTGTTGGCTTCATCAATCCATTTCTGAACAATGTCAGAAATATCAATCCATGCACCTTTTTTGGTTACAAGGTCGTACATGAATAAAGCATCAAATAGTTCCTTCTCAACCCAAACAGCATTACCAATGCGTCCCTTTTTGATTGGAATTTCAAGTCTGTATCCCGTTTCATCAGAAGATGATTTACGAAGGTCAATCTTGGCGTTTACGCCCAAAATTTTATTCTTAATAGGGTCTGGTTTCTCCTTTTCATTTTCGAGGATATAGTGGCTGGCAGCACGTGGCTGATAATACAAAGCATATGCAGCCTGGTGATTGAGTGCGTGAGTTTGATTACCTTCCATCAAATTGGGGACATCCTTGGCATATCTGTCGAGTTTGAATGTCGCAGAATATTGTGTGATCATAATCAAAAACCCATTGTATGCTGTAATCAGATGACACAAATGACGAAAGAGTTCCTTCGTAAGATAATTGACACCAGCAGGCCTCTTGTCATCAGACACCTTTGCATCGAACGACGACTTCAAACGAAGCATGTCAACACTATCAATGATGACGCATAAGTGGCCGCCAGCCTCATGAATTTGTTTGAATTGGCCGACAAGAATGTCACAAATAGTATCAAAACAGTTTGAGTCAAGAATAAACACAGAACCATAATCCCAATTATTTGGGTCTTTGGTAAAGGACATTCCTGTTCTGCCTTGAATTTCCTCGCCGAATTTTGCCTCGGCATTAACGTAGAACGTCTTTGATTTTGGCATGGTGTCCATGAAGTTTTTTGCGAACAACATGGACTGGGATGTATTGTGGGTTAGATTAAATCCATCAGTTACATACAAACTATCGAAGGAATCTATTTTAATGCAAACACATTCATCCTCACCAAATGGTTGAATATCTTCAATTGTTTTCTCTAATTCAGTAGTTCTTAGAACACAGCTATCCAGTTTTCGTTTTAACTTAAAGGGTTTAAAATCAGAAAAACTAATTATAATCCGATAACTTTTTCTACCATTTAATTTCACACCATTATAATGATAGGAAGGAATTCTGTCGGTGGCTGTTACTCTTGCCCCTAAACTTCTAGCTAAGAAAATAACATCTTCTGAAAGTTGTTTTGAAGAGGTGGAATATTCTAAACTGGTATTTTTGGAGACCCCGTTCCCTGTATCCATTAGTCCCATAAGAAGATTTTTTCTATCTTCAATGCTTGAAAATAGATATTCTTTTGGAATATGCTTTTCCCAACAGTATTTATTATTAAGATTAAAACTAGAAAGAATATCTCTTATATTTGGAAAAATAAAATAGTAACCAAACAAATAATTTAGTTCTAATTGCAGAATAAAAAGGGAGTCTTTCAAGAATGATGACATTATATCTAATATATCAAGATTAGACGCAATAAATCCAACGCAATTTTGACCGTGAATGGATTTTATAAATGAGCCATCGCCAAGAAGTGCCCCAAAAACATATGGGTGTATTGGAAGGGGACGTGGCATTTTACGGAATTCGATTGGCTTGACATAGGGAATGGTATGATTATAATGATTACCAACCATGAGAGTTTTTTTAAGTTGATGGGTGGTTTTTACACAGCCATTTCTTCCACAATTCCTGTCGGAATATTCTCTTGTCAACCAAAGATGCTCGTCACAGCAAATAACTTCGGTCTGATCTGAAAAAATTACTTTATTTACTTTTAATTTTCCCTGTGGATAAACTCCCAAAATTTGATGAGCTTTTCCATCGGACCCAATTACTAATTGACCTTGTTTTAAGTCTCCCATCCTTTTCCAACCAGTTGGAGTCAACACTTTAGAATTGACTGACTCGGCCTTTCCGACCTCTGCGGGGCCGCCAATACGAATGACCGACCCAGTTTTAATCTTGACGTAACTATCAAGTTTTAGAGAGCCAGATGAGATCAAGGTTGGGTGTGAAACTACTGAATTAAAATGAGTAGATTCTGTTTCCTTAAGCTGGGACACCAATAGATTCTTGGAGATGTCGTCCATCGTCTTTTCGCTTGGAGAGTTTGTTTGTTTGGCCATAGTTTAAAAAATCTTTCAAAGTTCGGAGTTTGTTTATTATAATAATATCTTCTCCTATTTTACCAGAAGCAAGAGGGATTTCTTCTTTTTTTGGAAGGGAACTTTCTTGATTTTTTTTAAATTCTAGCAGTTGATCTGATAGATAATTTTCTCCCAAATTTACCGTGAAGAACAATAATGAGTCAACCTTATACCCTTCTGGTGGAGGAACTACTAATAGGAAGTCTTTACCGTACTTCGCAATCAGGCGATTGCAAATTTTCATTTCTCGACCCCAAATTGCAGGGATTTTACACCCCTTCATATTAGTTACAAGACGAATGACAATCTGTTGCTGAATAGAAAGTTTACGCTCTTTTTTGATTGGCCCGCTCATTTATGTCAGAGCTTACCATACGTTTGGCCAGTTCGTCAAGAGAAATTTTTGGCTTCCAACCCAAATCCTTTTGGGCCGCAGATGAATTACCAAGTAGTAATTCTACTTCATTTGGACGATAAAATTTTGGATTAACCCGAACGAGTATTAGGTACCTGCCATTTGGCTGAACTTGGGCAAAAACGTCTTTTTGAGGGTCGTATGGAGCGGAGCCACACAAAACATGACCATTAATCCAAGAACCTTCAATTCCAGCGTGTTTAAAAGCAAGTTCAACAAATTCTCGGATGGTATGAGTTTCACCAGAGGCAAGAACATATTCTTTAATGTTTTTTGCTAGATCATAATACATTGTTTGTATTCCGTCAAATTCACCAATCCAATGTAAATCTTTGTTGAATTTTTCCTGATTAAGCATTCTCCAAACACCATCAATGAAATCCTCAGCATGACTCCAATCACGGCGGGTATCAAGATTTCCAAGTTCAAGAGGTTCAAAAGACTGTTTATTATCAAGAGCCTCTTTGATACGAGCTACCCCTTGAGTAATCTTTCGAGTAACAAATTCAGGTCCACGACGTTCTGATTCGTGGTTAAAAAGAAGCCCTTGAATGGCATACAAATTGTATGATTCTCGATACACCTTTACGAGAAAGTGGGCAGACGCTTTTGCGGCTCCATAAGGTGATCTTGGACGAAAAGGATGTTTTTCATCCTGTGGAGAATATATTACATCCCCAAATTGTTCGCTACTACCAGCATTGTAGAAACGACATAACGGTTGATATTTACGAATCGCCTCCAAGCATTTCAAAACACCAACCGCACCAGCCATAAATGTTTCTTCTGGAATTTTCCAACTAATACCAACGAAAGATTGGGCAGCAAAATTAATAAAATAATCAGGTTTGATTTCTTGAATAATTGTATCAATTGAGCCTCCGTCGCCCAAATCTCCAAATACCACATTAAAATTTGGATTAGTTAGAAGATGATTGTAATTCTTGGTATGAAGATTTGATGTGCGGCGTACCATCCCAAAAACTTGGTGTCCCAAGTTTAAGCAATATTCAGCCATATACGAGCCATCCTGGCCCGTTAATCCCGTCACAATGATCTTTTTTTTCTCAGTTCCCATGTTTATAATACAGGAATAAAGTCAATATAGTATGATTTATTTGGCACAAAAAATCCATATGTTTCTGGATTTGAAATAATATTTAGAAATTGATTAAACCACCACTGAATAAACACTGCATGGCTGTATTTGACGCCGCTTTGTATTGAGTAGCGTACTCTTGATTGAAATTACCAGTAATCACTTGACCAGTAACACATGGACCAGGGCTTTTGGCCGTATCAAAATAGAATGAAGTGCTGGCAATGAAACTTTGTTTCCATTCCCAATTATTCAAAACGTATGATTCAAATTCGTTGACAGTGAGACGAACATCTTCATAAATTGAAGACGCCATCATACTGATGGCGCGATCATAATCACGCGAGTGGTCTTCTGGATACACCAGTCCCAAATGGCCATTAATTGAGATGGAGGTAAAGTCAATGATGTCAGGTAATTTCTCTTTTTTATCAATCTTATCATTAATCTTGTCAATGGCAGTTTGAATACTGGATTGAAATTCAGTAACCTGCTTAAGCAATTTCTGTTGTTTCTCGGCAACCTTTGCTTTTGCCACTTCCCAATAACCAATAATTGCGTGGGCTAAGACAACATCATGCTTGGCTTTATTTTCAATCAAAGCCTCAAGCAGCTTTGATTTATTCATAACAACTTCATTCATATTGGCAATTGGAGATTCTCCTACGTCAAAAATTTTGGAGGGTTTTATAGCAGGTATTTTTTTTATCATAGTCATAATAGTTATGATTGTGTTTTTGAGTTTTTATTCAATAAAATTAAAATCTATAGTAAAATCTGATCCTCTTATTGCATTTGGATAATCCAATCCTTGAATTGGATATTTTCTATGTAAAGGAGTTTTTTTGTCTATTAAATTATTATTTAATAACGTAATTTCTAGGATTTCTGGGCAAGAAAAATCTTTATATTGAAACATACATCCACAATTATTTGCGTGAACATGAGTAATAGTAAAATAAGATTGTAAATTACTAATTATATCAACAAATTGACGATAATATACCTTAATATTATGAATTTCTAACACAATAGCACTCAACGTTTTAAAATGTGATATTGGATAATA